GTCCATGAAAAAGGCCTCCCTCTCGACTATATCCACAAACGATAAATTTGTTGAAGCCGAATTCTTAAGAGAAAACATAGACGATTCCCAAAGCGTCGGGCTCTCTCACGGCGTCTTCGATATTCTGCACGTAGGACACATCGAGCATTTAAAAAAAGCGAAAGAGCTTTGTGATGTGCTTGTTGTAAGTCTGACTCACGACGGATACGTCAACAAGGGCCCCGACCGACCGTTCTTTAATATAGAACATCGATTAAATGTTGTGGCTTCCCTTGAGTTTGTAGATTTTGTTACAATAAGCAATGACCCCTCCTCAGAATATGTGATAAGATGCCTGAAACCAAACTATTACATTAAGGGAATAGAGTATAAAGAGAAGGAAGATATTACCAAGAAAATTGACTTGGAAAGAACGTGCGTGGAGGAGGGAGGAGGAGAAGTCCTGTTCATAGCTAATGAAAATGTATTTTCCTCCTCAAACTTACTCAACGAGTCGCTACTGGGAGAAAAATTTTTAGAATTCGCAAAGCAGATCAAACAAAAATATACCGCCGAAGAGATTCTGCACTACATCGACAAACTAAGCTCCCAGACTGTCAATCTGGTGGGAGAAGTTATTATAGACGAATATGTGTACGGCAATTGTCTTGGCAAATCCTCTAAGTATCCATCAATAGTATTCGAGAGAGCAGAGCATCAGGCCTTCTTGGGGGGCGTTGGTGCCGTAGCTAACCAACTTGCCGCTTTGGTGAGGGAGGTAAATCTTTTAACTTACATAGGAAATAATTCGTTTTCTGAATCTCTGGATTTCATCACCAGTAGCCTTGCCAATAATGTCAAGCTGGATTACGTCCGTAAAGAAAACTCCCCCACCATAAAGAAAACGCGCTTCATAGACTCCTATTGGGAAAGCAGGCTGTTCGAAATATATGACATAAATGACACCCCCCTTTCCGAAAAAGAAAGAGAAATATTTCTTTATAAACTAGGATCATACGTGTCACCGATAGCAATAGACTATGGGCATGGCCTTCTGAGTGGGACAGAGCATTTTTTTTCTGTCAATGTCCAATCCAACAGTGGCAATAAAGGGTACAACTTCATAAGCAAATACTCTCAACCTTCAGTCTCTATAGTGGACGATGCCGAGCTACGCCTTGAAATGAGAGACAAGCATACGGGCTCTACCGATTTGTCAATAAAGTTAAGAGAAAAGATTGGTTCCGAAGTTTTGGTTGTTACCCGAGGTTCGCATGGTTGCATCGTAGTAGACAAAGAAAATGTTTTAGAAATCCCTGCGCTTTCTGGGAACGTGAAGGACACCGTAGGGGCCGGAGATGCCTTTTTTGGGATCTTTTCAGCTCTTGTTATGCAAAATACTCCGTTAGAAATTGCGGCCTTGTTGGGTAACATAGCCGGATATATGGAAGCAAGTGTAATAGGACACAAACATGAGTATAGTAAGCTTGATTTTAAGCAAACAGTTGCGGCCCTTTTAAAATAGGATCAATATGAATAAAGTATTAGTTACAGGAGGAGCGGGCTACGTGGGAAGCCTACTAGTCCCGACTCTCCTTAGCGACGGTTACAAAGTTAAGGTTTTTGACACCTTCTGGTTTTGGGAATCCGTAGATACCTTTCTTGAAGAAACTGGCCTTAGAGATAATGAAAATTTAGAGATAATTAAAGGAGACATAAGAGACTCCTCCGAAGTATCCAAAGCTATGATGGATATAGACTATGTAATTAACCTTGCCTGCATTTCTAACGATCCGTGCTCTGACCTGTACTACGACTTTACCCATGAGGTCAGCTACGATGGAGTTATGAATGTCATCAACAGCGCATTAACAACAAAGGTAAAACACTTTGTTCATGCCTCCAGCAACAGTGTCTACGGAATAAAGGAAGAGGAAAAGGTTACTGAGGACTTAATTCCGGAACCACTAACGCAATACTCCAAGCTCAAGATCGAGATAGAACACTACCTTTCATACCTTAGCAAGGAGATGGGCTTTGCAGCCACAATCCTTCGACCTTCTACCATATGTGGATACTCTCCTAGACAAAGGCTCGACCTAACCCTTAACATGTTTGTAGATCAAGCATTTAACAACGGGCTAATAACCATCTTCGGAGGAGACCAATACCGCCCGACACTTCACATTAAAGATATGGTAAGAATATACCAACATGTATTAGCCAACAGAAATTCCTTTGGAAACGTATATAATTGTGGCTATGAAAATGGAACTGTTAAATCGTTTGCTTATTTAGTTAAGAAATTCCTTCCAGAAACAGAAATAACAACAATTGACAATCCAGACCACCGATCTTACAGAACATGCTCCGACAAGCTTGAAGAAGAATTAGGCTTTACTTATAAATTTGATAGTAGCGATGCGATTAAAGAGATGATCGAGGCGTTTGGGCACGGAAAGCTGCCTCACACAAAGTATTACAAGAACATTGCAGTCATGAAAGAATTGTTAAAAAATGTTGATTGAAAATTTTAATAATATTGCTTTTGAACGACGCGACCGCTGTGTTGTTTGCTCAAGACCACTGGAAGCCCCCCTTCTGAGCCTTCCAAACTTTCCCTTAACAGAAATTTATACTGACAAAAAGCCCCAAGAAAAAGTTGGTTTCCTAGATCAGTTTTTTCATTTTTGTCGAGGGTGTGGTCATGGTCAAATTTCAAATGTAGTTCCCCCCAGCACACTGTACGGAAAATCTTATCACTACAGAACTTCTACGAGCGAAACAGGAAGTAAAGTAAACGATGCTTTCCTTGACTTTATAACTTCAACGACAGGAAACAAACACTTTAAGACAATAATTGAGATTGGATGTGGGGATCTTTATTTATTGAACTCCCTGAAAGAAAGGGCAGACCATATAATAGGGGTCGATCCAATTCTGGAAGGAGAGGAAGAGGCGCTCCAAGAAGAAAAGCTTACCGTTATTAGCGACCTCATTGAAAATGTTGATTTAAATGAAATCGATTTAAACGACTGCTTGGTAATTTGCAGCCACACGCTTGAGCATGTAGAGAAGCCAAAAGAAATGCTCTCAAAACTATTCCAACACGCAACCCCAAGCACCCTTTTCTTTTTTCAGTTTCCGGGCCTTGATGGGCTAGTAGAAAATTGCAGATTTGATCAGATTTTTCATCAGCACCTCAATTATTTTTCATCTCACTCCTTTAATTGTCTTATAGAAGATTTGGGCGGCTGCATAATAGCTTCTGACACCAACCCACACTGGGGGTCTCTCCTTTTTGCCTTCAAAAAGGGAAGCGAAGCTGGCGCGCTGGATATTTTAAAACCAGACCAAGAACGAGTAATGAGAAAGCACTTCATATTCCAACAAAGGATGGAAAGTCTCGGTTTATTTTTACGTTCGCTCGGAAAAGAAAAGATTATCGGATATGGTGCTTCATTGACGTTGCCTGTATTGGCCTACCACCTCAATGAAGATTTTTCAGATCTCCTATACATCCTCGACGACGACCAAGAGAAAGAGGGTCTTTTTTATATCAATTTACCGGTTCCCATCAAGCATTCAAGTCGCCTAGGTAGCGTGACAGATACCACACTTTTCATTACAGCCACTGACAATACCCGTCAGATATTATCAAAAGTTATTCCCCTTCGGCCAAAACGTATCATTACCGTAATGAATAGTATGTAGGAGATTTAAGTGGATTTAGGGATACGAGGAAAGCGAGCCGTAGTCACCGGAGGCGGAAGGGGCCTAGGAAAATCTATTGCCCTGAACTTAGCAAAAGAAGGGGTCAAGGTTTGCATAGTTTCCAGAACCCAAGAGGACTTAACGGCACTTCTTGAGGAGTTGGGCGGAGAAAACGAGGGCCATTTCGCTTTAGCGTGTGATCTAACGATTGACGGGAAGCCAGAAGAAGCTACTAAAGAGTTACAAAAACACTTTGGCAATCCAGATATTGTCATCAATAATCTAGGGGGCACCTTGGACATAAAAGACCCCTTCTGTTCACTTGAAGAATGGAGGAGGGTGTGGAGGTTTAATATTGAGGTCGCCATAGAGTTAAACAACTTATTAATACCACACATGAGAGATCAGGAATGGGGAAGGATTGTCAATATCTCCTCAATCTCATCTCTAGAGAACCAAGGACCAGTCACCTATTGCTCTGCGAAGGCAGCCTTAACAGCTTACAGTAGAAGCATGGGAAGGGTATTAGCTCCAGATGGGGTCGTGATGACTTCTCTTTTGCCGGGAGCCGTATTCACAGAGGGCGGCTATTGGGATTACACATCGAAAAGTAGCCCCGAACACGTTAAAAAATATTTAGACGAAAGAATGGCCATTAAAAGGTTCGGAACCCTAGATGAAATTGGCACGGTGGCTACTTTCTTGTGCTCAAACCAGATATCATTTTGCACTGGGTCCTCTTTCCTCGTTGATGGTGGGCAGGGGAAATGTTTTCAACAATGAAAAAAAACAACAAGCTTAGAATAAAAATTGCCAAGATTATTAAAAATGCTGGCGAAGGCCATATCCCTAGCGCATATTCTATTGTTGATATAATCGCCACGCTATATGATAAGGTCTTAAGGTTTGATTCGTCAAACCCAGACTGGGAAGACAGGGATTATTTTATCCTGAGTAAAGGGCATGGCGCAGCAGCCCTGTATGTAGTTCTGGAAAAATATGGTTTTATCTCTGAGGAAGACCTAAAGAATAAAGGTAAAGAAGGTGGTATTCTAGGAGGGCACCCAGACTGCACCAAGGTTCCCGGCGCAGAAGCTTCAACCGGGTCTTTGGGCCACGGTCTTGTAACCGCCATGGGAATTGCCTTGGGACTCAAAATAAAAAGAAAGAGTAATAAGGTTTTCTCTTTGATCGGGGACGGGGAAAGCAACGAAGGAACCGTTTGGGAAACTGCTTTGATTGCTCAAAATTTAAAACTAGGAAACCTTTGCCTGATAGTTGATAAAAATAAGTCAATTGACCAAATACTTAACTTCCCAAACATGAAGTCTATCTGGGAGTCTTTCGGATGGGAAGCCTACGAAATAGATGGCCATGATGAAAAAGAAATATTAGACACGATAGAAAGCATGGAGTTTAACCTTGACTCCAAACCAAAAGTAATAATCGCACACACCGTCAAGGGAAAGGGGGTCAGCTTTACAGAAGGCCATGGCCCTTGGCACCACAGAGTTCCTACCGACGAAGAGATGAAAGATATCGAAGGGGAACTTTCGCAAGATGAGTAAAAAACTAAGACAAGAATTTGCTGACACAATGCTCGAAGTGGGACGCAGGGATCAACGCTTGGTTGTTTTGATTGGAGACATTAGCCATTTTGCGCTACAGCCCTTCGCAGAAGGATGCCCCAGTAGATATTACAACATAGGCATATGCGAGCCCTCTACTGTAAACATGGCAGCAGGACTTTCAAAGGTTGGGTTAATTCCTGTTGTGCACACAATTGCCCCATTCCTTGTGGAGAGATCTCTAGAACAAATAAAGCTGGACTTTGGCTATCAGAAGCTTGGCGTCAATCTAGTCGCCGTTGGTAGTGCGTTTGACTATGGTGCCTTGGGATGCACCCACCACTGTTACGGAGATTTCGCAATACTCAAAACAATAGAAAATATGGAGATAATTTATCCCGCCAGTTGCAAAGAGTTCAATCTTTTATTTAAGGAGACATACGACAACGGCAACCCAACTTACTTTAGAATTCCAGAAGCTAAGCATGAATTTGATTTTTCTGATGATCAAATTAAATTTGGCAAAGGTATCGTTGCAAAAGAGGGAAAAGATATCACCGTAATAGCTCTGGGGCCACATTTAAAAACAGCCATGCATTCTATAGATATGCTGGAGGAAAGGGGAATTGACCCCGAAATAATATACTACCATACAATAAAACCTCTTGACGTTGACACTATAAGGAAGAGCGTATCTAAAACTAAAAGATGTATTGTTATAGAAGAACATAGTATGTATGGAGGTGTTTATGATGATGTTATTCGTTGCTGCAATGACTTGGGCAATGTAAGATATTCATCTATTAACTTGGGAGATGCCTTTATCCACAGCTATGGAAGCTACACTGATCACTGCAATCGGCTCGGTCTTACCCCAGAAAATCTTACAGAAAGGGTCGTTGAGTTACATGGGATTTAAAGCGACCATTTCTGCATTTTGGGAAATAGAAAAGGAACCCGTTCGTCTTGGCTCCCTGTGTATTTTTATAAGCAACCTACAATGTTACGCGAAGCTCAGCGGTCTTTGCGTGGGCCAACTAGCTTTGATTGGGAGCAATGCTGAAATATCAAACTTGACCGGAATCAAAGAACTAAAAAAAGATCTCTTATTAAGACAAGATCTAGAAGGGCACTGGCTGGGAATACTATTTGACGCACTAGAGTTGGATTGCATATGTACCTATGAGTCTTCAGAAGACTTCTTTTCAAAACATCAACAGCAAATCTTATTTCCTAATCTAGAAATATGCAAAGCTGCCAACATAACAGGAAGCCCCTACAACACAACACGAATAACGAGCCTGCTGCATAAAGAATATGGAGAGGCTCCACATCTAGACTTAAAACAGAATAAGCCATCTTTTGGAAATAAGTTTACCGTTTGCGTGCACTTAAAGAATGCCTCCCAAGGAGACACTGAAAGCAATGCAAATTTTTCTACGTGGAAAGAATTTATTAGCCTAAAAGCCCCGCTCGACATACAATTTCTGCTAATAGGATCGGACACAGTCCCCGAAGATATCAAGTCTCTGCCAAATGTTATATCTCTTCACGATGAAGGACTATCTATTGTTGACCAGCTTACATGCATTCAACAGTCTTCAGCTTTTATGGGAATGGTCAGCGGCCCGGCCAACGTCGCCATCCTGAGCCAAGTTCCTTATATTATTTTCAAGCACCCCCTTCACCATGCGGAGGTCATGCAAAAAGAAATAGGGGATGCAGACCATTACGATTTTGCGAAACAAAACCAACACATCGTTCGTAAACACGAGACCCCAGAGCTTCTCTCTCTGTTTTTAGATAGAGTCTATAAATGAAAGATCTATACTTTGGAAATAAAACCATATTGGTCACAGGGGGCGTTCGTGGCATTGGACAACAAGTGGCAGATCTTTTTGGATCAAGGGATGCCAATGTTATAATTGCAGACAAGGATCAAGAGTCTTTGCTTAAACTAAAAGAGCATAGCCTGTCCTGCAATAAAACCCTTCAAGCAGACCATCAGTACCTAGATCTCACCAGCGAGGAGAGCTGTCAAAACCTGATTGATTATGTGCGCGAAAAATATGGCACCATACATACCCTAGTAAACAATGCTCGCGGAGGTAGTCGCGCTTCGGTTGAAAGCGAGGGGAGCGATAATTGGAATCTTACATTTGATGTCAACCTCAAAGGGGCCTTCTTTTTGTCAAGGCTTTCAATTGATCTAATGAAGTCCAGCGGTACAAGAGGCAATATTATAAACATGTCTTCTGTCTCCGGTTCCTTTGTCTCCTCTGAATCTCCTTCCTACCAACTCTCTAAAGCGGCTCTGGAGCAGCTAACTAGAATTCTAGCTGTAAGCGCAGGGAAGTTCGGCATTAGAGTCAACGCCATAGCTCCCGGCTTTATTGTTCAGAAGGAACATGAGGGGCGATTTAACAAACTGTCAAATAAAACTTGGAAAGACACTGCCATACACTCAGTTTCATTGGATCGGATTGGTTCTTCATTGGATGTGGCAAACGCTGTTCTGTTTTTAGCATCAGACCTTTCCTCATTTATTACAGGTCAAGTCATTGGGGTTGATGGTGGCGGTTATATTCAGGACCCATTCCATCTGCTTTACAATGGGCCAAGGGGAGCCTGAAGTGAAAACCTTTCTAGGAAAATCAGAGCTGTTAATTTCACCCATAGGCATTGGGGGCAATCTTTTTGGCTCATACGTCGAAGCTAAAGAGGCTTATACAATACTGCATCACGCCGAATCTTTAGATATAAACTTTATAGATACGGCAGATGTCTACGGAAACGGCATGTCAGAAGATATAATAGGTAGGTTTCTTAAATATGAATCCAGCAGGTCAAATTGGGTAGTAGCCACCAAGCTGGGAACGAGAAAGGGACAGCCTTGTGAGCTTAGTGCTACACCACGGTTGATTGCAGAAAAAGCAGAACGCAGCCTAAAGGCCTTACAAACGGACGTTATTGATCTTTATCAAATACATCGTTTTGATCCAGAAACACCCATTGAAGACACCTTAGAGGCTTTAAATCTTTTAGTAGAACAGGGAAAAATTAGATACTATGGAATATGCAACTTTTCAACAGATGAATTAAAGACCGCATTAAACAATGGTATCAATAAAAACTTTTTTGTGTCTGCACAAATGGGATTAAATTTATTCAAAAGAAAACATTTGCTAACTACATTTCCATTATGCACACATCACAATATTGGAGTGTTGGCATATGGTTCCCTAGCTCGCGGTGTTTTAACGGATAAATATTTACAAGAAGAACTCCCTTCCCAGTCACGAGCCCGACTTAGCGACAGCGTTAGGGGCGATGTGGATTCATTTATTCGTAAAAAAATTAAACTCATACATCAGTTCGCGGTTTCTAGATCTCAGTCAATTCTTTCTATGTCATTAAACTGGGCACTATCACAGACGCCCGTTTCTGCTGTCATATTAGGAGTCAGAACTATAAGGCAGCTACGTGAAAACATCAGTGCTCTGTCTACAAAACCAAGCGAAGAAGACTATGATCAAGTAGACAATTTAGTAGGACCCTTAGCGGCATACGACCCGTACTGCCTAGGGGTTTTTTAAACCTTATAAAATAGAGAGGATATTTCTGTGCTAGATAGACTAATAGAACACCTCCCCACTATACCAAGCTATCACCAGCGAGGGTGCCCCGAATACAATTCAATATACGAAGACCTTCAGAATTATATTTACCACCACTACGAAATGGATATGGGGTATGACAACTACATAAATTTTGGAGGCCTAGAGCTTGTTATTCCATATTTTAAAATGGGTAAGTGCAACACCATCAACCTATTTGACTTAGATGAGATAATCTTATTCAGCTTTTACTGGCATAATAGGAATAGATATAGCTCGGCTGTTGATATTGGGGCGAACCTAGGGCTACACTCAATCTTTATGGATAAATGCGGATTCAATGTAAGCTCCTATGAACCTGACGATACGCACTATGGTGAGCTATTAAATAATGTGCGTATCAATAACTGTGAAAACATAAGCCCGCACAAGGCGGCTGTATCAAACCACCAAGGGGCTGCCAGCTTTGTAAGAATCCTCGACAACACCACTAGCAGCCACCTACAGGGATCAAAGGATGCGGTATATGGGCCAACCGAAGTGACGGAAGTTGCCACGGTAGATATTAATGACATAGTTAAGAATGCTGATCTTGTTAAGATTGATGCAGAGGGGCACGAAGACACGATCTTAGAAGCCATTGATATAAAAGCCTTCGACACGATGGACATGGTTCTCGAAGTAGGAAGCGTCCGAAGTGCCGAAATTATATTTAATAGATTTAACACATTAAATATGCTGTCCCAAAAACTAGGATGGCTTCCTGTTGTAGGAATCGATGACATACCTGTAAGCTATAAGGAAGGCTCTTTGTTTATCAGTGGAAGGTTTGATAGCTTCTATGGAAATTAATCTTTTAAAAGAATATCCTAGGACCAAAAGAAACCCAAAGGAGCGTGCTCAGAAAAAAACAGACGAGCATCGTCGCGTAGCACGCCAGTTCGAAAAAGATTTCTTTGATGGAGATAGGTCTGTTGGCTATGGCGGATATTCCTATAGACCTGAGTTCTGGGAAGGGGTCGTAAAGACCCTTATGAATCATTATAGTCTAACGAAGGATAGTAATGTTCTTGATGTTGGGTGTGCTAAAGGATATATGCTTTTTGACCTCACCCAAGCAGTTCCCGGCATCAAAGTTAAAGGAATAGACATATCTAACTGGGCCATTGAAAACTCCCACTGGTTCGTAAAGCCTTACCTTGAAGTAAGAAACGCAAAGGACTTGAGTTGCTTCAAAGACAAAGAGTTTGACTTGGTAATATCAATTAATACCATACACAATCTCCCACTTGAAGAATGCAAACAATCCCTACGCGAGCTTGAAAGAATAGGAAGAGACTGCTTTTTAACTGTAGACGCATGGAATACATACGAAGAAGAGAAAAGCATGAGAGATTGGAATCTTACAGCACAGACCATGATGAGTGTCAAGGATTGGAAGGCGCTTTTTGAAGAGGTAGGCTATAGCGGAGACTTTTATTGGTTTATTCCATAGAACAAAGATGTTATAGTGAAAAATAAGGTCTTATGCCAACGCGGGTCTAATGAAATTTAAAGCAGCAATTCTAACTGGAATCAAAAAGCCTCTTGAAATAGTGGACCTAGAGGTTCCTAAGCCACAGGCAGCACAGGTTTTAGTTAAAATATTTTATTCTTCTGTTTGCGGCAGCCAACTAAATGAAATAAACGGCCTAAAGGGAGAAGACAAATTCCTTCCGCACACTCTGGGGCACGAAGGGTACGGCAAGGTAGTTGATACGGGAAAGGGGGTCACGAAGGTACAAGAAGGAGACCTCGTAGTAATAAGCTGGATAAAAGGGGAAGGTCTAGAGTGCGATCCTATTTCATACGGCAGAATAAATTCGGGAAAGGCATGCACCCTTTCAGAATATTCAGTAGTTTCCGAAAATAGACTGACCCCCATCTCATTGCCTCCCCATCTCCACAAATATGGGCCGCTTCTAGGATGCTGTATCCCCACAGGAGCAGGAGTTATAAAGAATGAAATTGAGGACATCTCAGAAAGTAGAATCCTCGTTTTGGGTCTGGGAGGAGTAGGGGCTGCGGCCTGCGTGTGGGCATCCAAGATTGCCAAAAAGACTTATGGGCATGATATCTCTCTCGACAGAAAAAATATTCTCCAGACCCTAGGCTTAGAAGAGTATAATAATAATGAGATTGACTGTATAATTGATGTGACGGGGAATATTAATGCCTTTAGATTCGGATGGGGCGTTCTCAAAAAAGGAACCCTTATCATGGTGGGCAACACCCCTTCTAAATCTACGGTAGAGATTGATCCTTTTGATCTTATAAGGGGTAAATCGCTCAAGGGAAGTGCGGGAGGATCTACCGTTCCCGAAAGAGACATCCCTATATATGCAACGTTCCTAGAAGATTTTTCAATTATAGCGGGAATCGAGTACACTCTGGAAGATATTAACGTTGCTATATCAAACTGGGGTAAAGAGAGAAAGCCTATCATTAGGATGTAGGGATGGACATAAAAGAAGAACTCAAGAAGGCGATGGAGTGGCTAGCTGAGCAGCCAGATACAATATTTGTGGGGCAAAACATTGTTTACCCAGAAAATCAAATGTATCGAAACCTCTTAGACATTCCAGATGGCAAAAAATTAGAGATGCCGGTTGCCGAAGAGATGCAGATGGGCATCTCAATAGGCCTTTCTCTAGAAGGGTACGTTCCAATATCCATTTATCCTCGATTTGATTTTTTAATACTGGCCACTAATCAATTAGTAAATCACCTAGACAAACTGAACTACTTGTACAGAGATAGCGATAAGCCCAAGGTGATAATCCGGACGGCGGTGGGCGCGAAGAAGCCGCTGGACGCAGGACCACAGCATACACAGAATCATACAGAGGCCTTTCGTTTGATGTGCCCCAACATAAATGTCTTAGAAATTAATCATCCCTCTGAAATATGCAGCACATACAAGAGCGCATACAACGACGAAGGAAGCTTCCTCATTGTAGAGAATTGGATTGCTTAAATGAATAAAGAAGATTTAATTCGCTTTGAGACCGACATCAAAGAAGAATTCTTGCAGGCCAAAATCAAGGCTCCCATCCATCTATCCGATGGGAATGAAGATCAATTAATAGACATCTTTAAAAGCATTGACGGTAACGATTGGGTGTTCTCTACTTGGAGAAACCATTATCACGCACTGCTTCATGGATTAGATCCCGTATGGCTTAAAGAACAAATAATTATGGGCAGGAGCATGTCCATAAATTCCTCCGATCCTAAATTTTTTACTTCCGCAATCGTAGGATCAACGCCCTCAATAGCTGTGGGAGCAGCATTGGCCCTCAAGAAGAAGGGCTCTCCACAGAAGGTATGGTGCTTCGTCGGAGACATGGGTAGGGAAACAGGAATCTATCAGGAGTCTTTAAAGTTTACTGAAAACTATGATCTTCCTTTAATGTTTATAATCGAAGACAATGGCTATAGTGTAGGCGCTCCCACGCAAACAGCATGGGGCTCACAGGATTTCTTTCACGATACGCCTCCCTCAAGATTAAGTAAGCACGAAATAAAATATAGCTACGTTAAGACCAAATACCCACACGTAGGAGCAGGAGAATGGGTAACGTTCTAAGTATAATAATTGCAAACAAGGATCACGCCCCCACCCTTGCTAGGCAGCTAGCCTCTATAAAATCTCAAACCGAAAAGTTTGATGAGGTAATCGTTATTGACGATGGTTCTGAACGCGATAACAGCAAGGAGGTTATACAAAAATTCTATGACGAGAATAAAGATGAGCTAAATGTTAAAATAGAGCTTAACTACGAAAACAAAGGGGTTGTAGCAACAATAAACACTGGCTTTGATATGTCTGAATGTGATTATCTTTACTTTGGGTCTGCCGATGATTACTTGCTTCCCGATTTTGCCAAACGACACCGAGAAATCATAGAAAAATATAGTCCTCCTATGGTAACTTCAGACCACCACCTCCCAAAGCAGGGTTTCTGCAAGGGGCTGCAAGATATGGGATGGTATTACATTCCGGGGCATTGCACTTCGTTTGAGAGAGGAGCCCTTCTTGAGTTTGGTAAATTTATAGAAGAGTTCTCCTTTAAATGCGACTGGTTTCCTCTACACGCGATAGCCTTGAAGTATGGCTGGCACACTATTCGGGATACCCTATCGGTCAAGGAGGCAAGTGGCGATGACAGCTATTCAAGCGCGGTGATGCGTGAGGGCAAATATCCAGTCATACAACAAGCAATGGAGTTTCACGTATTAAACACACCTCTTTTTGACGACATAAGAAATGATATGCTATATTTAATAAGGAAGCCATGAAGATATTAATAACTGGACACAGGGGCTTTGTTGGAAGACACCTTAAGTCTGGCGTTTTGGAAGAGTATCCTCATTCTAAAATTTTTGTATCCGATACGTCCAGAATGAATTTGTTGGAGCCCATTGACCCATCGATAATAAACTGTCCCCTCGATTATATTTTTCATTTAGCCGCTTGGACAAAGGCGGGAGATTTTTGTCTTCATCACCCCGGAGAGCAGTGGATAAATAACCAAAAGATTAATACCAACATGCTTTGCTATTGGAAGGAGCATCAGCCACAGGCAAAGCTAATTGCCTTTGGAACAAGCTGCGCTTATCCTCCAGACAAGATAAAGTCAGAAGATAATTATTTCAATGGCACTCCAGATAAAGATTTATTTACATATGCTATGACAAAAAGAATGCTTCTCACTGGAATGAAAGCTCTTTCTAAGCAGTATGATATGAAATTTTTATACTTTATTCCCAATACCCTCTTTGGCCCCAGCTTCGATATTGACGACTCCCATTTTATTTTTGATCTTATTAAAAAGATTTGCTCTGCAAAATATGAAGGCAAAACACCGGTAACTTTATGGGGCAGCGGCAACCAGTGTCGAGAGCTTATTTATATTAAAGACACCATCAATGTCGTCCTAGACTCCCTTGACAAGCTTGAGAACGAGGTGATAAATCTGGGGACCGGTAGTGAGCTTAGCATCAAAGAGTATGCTAAACTAATCTGTGATTATATAGAGTATAATTATGAGGATATTGAGTTTGATGCCACCGCATTTGAAGGAGTAAAATCAAAGAAGCTGGAGGCAAGTCCTCTGGTCGGGGCTTGCAACCATACCTCTCTTGCAAATGGCCTTAAAGAAACAATAGACTATTATAGGAATATAAAGTATGGAATGTAGATCTTGCGGAGGCTGTAGCCTTGAAACAATCCTCGACTTGGGTAAGCACGCATGGTGCAACCACTTCATCACACTAAAAGAAAGGGGCAGAGAGCCTCTATATCCCCTCAGAATGGTATATTGCCATAACTGCTCGCTGGCACAACTGGACTATACTGTAAAAAAAGAAGTGATGTTTGCTGATCACTCCTATGTAAGTGGCACCACCGAAACCCTAGGTCTCCACTTCTTCAAGGTAGCATCAGAAAACAAGAAGCAATTCGGTCTCACCGAAAAGGATCTCATACTTGACATAGGCGGAAATGATGGCACCCAACTTTTACAGTACAAGGGAATTGGATGCGACAACGTACTAAATATAGAATCGGCTTTCAATATCGCCAAACTATCCAAGGAAGCAGGCATTCGCACGATCCCCGAATTTTTTAACGAGGCTTCTGTCGATAAGCACGACCTTGCCGGAAAGGTAAAGCTTATCAATGCTAGCGGCGTCTTCTTCCATCTAGAGGAATTGCATTCGGTGATAAGGGGCATTAAAAAGGCACTGACTAGAGATGGAATTTTTGTAGTGCAGTTCATGTATCTGGGTGACATGATAGAAAAAATGTCGTTTGACGGAATCTATCATGAGCACCTTTGCTACTACTCCCTTCAATCTATAGCAAATCTACTAAAGCCTCATGGTCTTACCATATTCGACGCCTATCGCTCAGACATTCATGGGGGAAGTATTATTGCAAAGATCACCCACAAGGAGGCAGCAATATCCGGTCGAAGGAGATACAAAGAACTTGCAGCAAAGGAAGCAAGGTTCGTAACTTACCAAAACCTTAAGGGATTTGGCAAAAAGGTTGTTAAGTGGAGGTCAAAATTTAATGCAAAGATAAATGACATAAGGGAGGAGGGTAAGAAAATTTATGGATTTGGGGCTCCGGCAAAAGGTAATACCCTCTTAACCTATTGTGGTCTTGACAACAATGTGTTAGAGTGCTTGTTTGAAGTAAACCCCATGAAATGTGGCCTCTACACACCCTACACCCATATACCAATCGTGAAAGAAGACCACTCCATAGTCGAAGACGATAGCTATGCGTTGCTGCTTAGTTGGAACTTTGCTGATGAAATTATTTCCAAGTGTGGGGATTTGGTTGATCGTGGTGTGGAATTTATTATCCCCTTTGAAGGCAATAGTTTACGATGAAGATATTAATAACTGGAGCAGGCGGCTACATAGGATCTATGCTTACTTGGTATCTCAAGTCTATTATTACAGACTCTCAGGTTTTTGCCTTTGATAATTTTATGTATGGTCAGGGGCCTCAGCTTTATCATTTGCTGACAAACAAATCTAAATTCTACCAAGAAGATGTTCGATATTTTAGCGACGACTTAAGACGTTGCATACAAGAAGCCGATGTTATAATCCCGCTTGCCGCAATAGTGGGTGCTCCTGCGTGTGACAAAATACCAAAATACGCAAGAAGCATTAATTATGAGTGGTACGAAAGGCTTTTGGAAGAAAACATTGCAGAAAAATTAATTATTTATCCCAACACAAATTCTGGATATGGGTCTACCGGAGAGGAAATCTGCACCGAAGAAACGCCGTCCCACCCCCTCTCTCTTTACGGAGAAACTAAGCAGGACACAGAAGATTTCTTGTTAAAGAACCACCCCAACACTGTTTGCTTTCGTTTGGCTACGGTTTTTGGTTGGTCTTACAGACCACGTCTTGACTTATTAGTAAACAACCTAACATACGAGGCTAAGTTTAACAAGCATATTGATGTTTTCGACGGACACTTTAGAAGAAACTATATTCATGTGCAAGATATATGCAGGGCATTTAAGTTTGCTATACGGAATTCTGATAAAATGAGGGGTCAAGTATATAATCTGGGAAACGACGAGGCCAACATGACCAAAAAGGAATTGGTAGAGTTGGTTTGTAGAATAACGGGAGCTTCCTTCTCAGAGGTTGCTAGCCGAACTGACCCGGACAAGCGAGATTATATAGTAAGCAGCCAAAAGCTCTATGACTTAGGTTATTATACTGCCTTTAGTGTAGAAAAAGGGATCAATGAAATAGTGGATTTTCTTGAGTATATATCTCTGAACAAGGCGGCACGCCAGTTACAAACCTCTCACATGTTTAATTATTTATGATTATTAGCAGGGCTCCTTTTAGAGTCTCTCTCTTTGGAGGGTCTACCGATTATAGCTCATTCTTTAGTGAGCATGAGTCTCTTTGCATTGGAGCTACCATAGACAAATATGTATACACATCTCTGAGGTTCCGCCCCAAGGTAGTAGACCATGAAAGCGTCATAGCCTATTCACAGCTAGAAAGAATTTCTGACCATTCCCTCATAGAAAACCCCCTTATTCGAGAAGCCCTAATAAAATTTAATGTTAGGAGGGCTGTGGACTTGCATCTTTTCGCAGACATCCCAAGTAGAACGGGGCTGGGCGGTTCTTCGGCATGCTGTGTTGGTCTATGCTATTCTATTCGTAAGCTGTTAGGGCTCCCTACCGACAAAAAGGAGATAGCCTTAGATGCAATTGATATTGAAAGAAATATTTTGAAGGAAGCGGGAGGAATTCAGGATCAAATTTGGTCATCTTATGGGGGATTTAATTCCATAGAAATTAAAAAGGATGGATCTTTTAATGTCAAGCCATTGCCGGTAAGTAAAGAGTTTGTGGAAGAATTTGAATCTTCAATTTTTCTTGTTTACACAAACATCCAAAGAGATACAAGCAAGATAGCAGCAAGCCATGACTCAGAAAAATCCGAGAACATAAAGCTCGCCATAAAAGATATTTCCAAGGAAGCATATAGGGCCTTTTGCTCACAAGACCTACGGTTGGTTGGGAGGCTAATGATGGATAGCTGGAACCAAAAGAAAAGAATATCTCGATCTATTTGTACCCCAGAAATAAACGACCTTGAAGATTTTTTATTGCAAAACAAAATATATGGCCTTAAATTACTCGGAAGCGGTGGAAGTGGATTTATTGCTGCCTTATGTGATAGTAAATCTAAAAAATCCCTTGTTGAATCTATAGAAAAAAGATGCCCCGTTCTAGACTTGAAGGTAGAATTTAATGGAGCCGAAAGCATACTGGAGTAAAAATGAAAACATTATTTATTGATATCGACGGAACTATCCTTAAGCATCAAGGAACCTTTAGCGATATATCGATGAAGGAGGCAACCCTTCTTCCCGATGCAAGGGATCGTTTGAACGAGTGGTGTTCTAAAGAATACAAAATAATCTTGACGACGGGACGACGAGAGAGCATGAGAAAGACAACTGAATTGCAACTGGGTAGATTGGGTATTCCCTACGATCAGCTTGTAATGGGTCTTAGCAAAGGAAATCGCATTGTTATTAATGATAGACGCCCCAACGGAGACGACACAGCCTTTGCAATAAATGTTGGCAGGGACGATGGACTCGGAGACATTGAAATATGAGTAGGGTTGTTGTCATATCAGGATATTTCAATCCATTGCATTGCGGCCATCTCGACTATATCGAAGGAGCAGCAAAGCTCGGAGATAAGCTTGTTGTTATTGTTAACAGCGATAAACAAGTTGAAGCCAAAGGCTCCGTGCAATTCATGGGAGAAGCAGATAGATTGCGTATAATAGCAGCCCTCCGAGCAGTTGACCATGTGCATTTGTCAATCGACAAAGATGAATCAGTAACAAAAACACTGGAAGAAATCTATAATGATTATGCCACTGACTATTTTTTTGACGGCATGACATTTGCAAACGGTGGAGACAGAACAGAAGAAGATTCCCCAGAAGAAGCCTACTGCAAATGGAGAAAAATTAAAACAGTATACGGTGTGGGAGGAAGCAAAACTAATTCCTCCAGTGAACTATTAAGAAAATCTCAAATTAGGAGTATTTAATATGGTAAGTCTCGAACAAATGGCCCTAGGGTACACAGAACAGCTAAGATATAGAGTGCAAGAAGCCGAAGAACAGTTGAATAGGCTGAAGCAGCACCTTGAAGAGTGCGAAACCGAGGTTCAGCTTGCAAGCCCTTCGCCAATCTTAGATATTCCGAAGCAGCCAGAACAAGCGTCGTGCGAGAGCGGAAATTCAGAAGAAGGATGTTGTAGTCCAGACGAAGTATCCACCATCCCTCTCACGCTAAATAAAGAATAGTCCACAGGAGATGAAATGATGGGAGCTATGGCGCTAGTATTGGCATTCATATTATATTTAATAGTGGCCCTAGATCTTGCTATAAATAAAAAGAGTTATGCTCTAGCTGTGGTTTTCCTGTGCTATGCTATAGCAAATTTAGCCTACATATGGGTTGGCGACTTTATGAAAGGCAACAGTACCTAACAAGGGGGGGGCGAATTTGGCATCGACTGAATGTGGAAATAATAGTTGCATGGAGTGGTTGGTCAACGGGCCACTATAAAAGTTGACTAAATTTTTACTTGCCGAACCTAGTTTAGCAATGGCAGCTTAAGCTGCGGGGGCCACACAAGCCCTTTTACCAAATTGTGTTGACTTCGATAACTCGAATAGAGAAAGGAGATACTCGATCTATATCTCTGATGGTTGTATGCAACCCTGACTCCGATAATCGGATAGCTTTGTTTGTTGTGCAAATACAATAAACTAACCATGTAGAAGCGGTTATGGAAGCATGGCAGCACGCGGGTTCGAATCCCGCCGCCTCCACTTATAAAAAAAGGAAATCCAAATGGTAAAATATAGACCAAAGCCAAAAGGGCATGAGGCTGGTAACATAGTAACTACTGAGAGTTGGTTTGGTAGTCATGCCAGCATGGTTGTAGAACCCGAAGAAGTGGAACCAAGTGATGAGCTATATCTTGCTCATCTCCACCATTCTGAAGCAGTTTGTAAAGATGACAAGGGCTATTACATAACCGAAAGAAGCCGTTTAGACAATGGCCTATCAGACCCTAATAGATATTCATTAAGGAGAAATTAGTGCATCCGTTTTTGGTAAAATACAGGGTTGGAAATAAAACTGAGGAAGAAGAAATGCTGGCTTCCAGCGCAGAAGAGGCGAAGTCAATGATGGAAAATAGTCTTGAGTGGGAAAATCCCAAGAAAAACATTAAGATTATTTCAGTAAAGTCCCTCCATCCACAGATGAAGAGATTAAAAAATAAAAGAAAAAGAACTCAAGACCCCTTCGATTATTAAATAGACCCTCTATTAATTACTATACCTATCCCCATCACACCCAAGGGGGGATGGGCTATCTCAAGAGAGGGGAGTTCTCTGGATATCTCTGTCCACCCCCCAACAACCCCCGGAAGAGCTTCATGATTGATGTCATGAAAAGCGACAATCTTTGACTTAAGTCCCACCCCCTTCCAATCCCTCTTTACCCAATCGTAGGTATGCTCTCCGTCTATAAAGCATAGATCAAATTCCTCATCCTCACCCACACCCTCAGACGTACAAAAATAATCTAGTTCACAATGACTACTTATAAAATCAAGATCTATATCTTTTGGCTCTACCGCGACGGACAACCGAAAGTCTTTGTTGTATCTCATCAAAAGAGCTACCATCAGAATAAAAAGACCCCCCTTCCCTACGCCAATCTCACAGTAGCTTTGAATTTTTTTATTTCTAATATATTTTATAAACTCCAAAGCCTCCATTCTCTTTTGCATCATAAGCCCCTCTGGGCTTACGCATCCTCGGTCATAAATGCTATGATACGATTCTATAAAAGAATCCTCCGATTTCTTAGTGCTGTGGATGCCAATTTCGCACATAATATCGAGCAGATATACGTCATCATGTAAATCTTGAAGAGGAGCACGCAGAATTTTTTCAAAAATTTTATCTAAGGACTTCATTTTAACTCTATAATCCAATAGAACCTCCAGCTTTATTATAGTCTTGCCTTATAGTCAAAGGCTCTAGAAATTAATTCATATGTAGGTCACTTTTCGGTGTATGTTAAAATTATGGAGGGCCTCGAAACATATTCTTTGCCCCTTCTTTTTCCTAAATCATAAATTCAAAAGGAGAATTAAAATGCCCGGACAAACCTCCAGAAAGGGTAAGGCTGCCCCCTCACCAAAACCTACAAAACCCAAGGCAGAAAAGAAAATTAAATATATAAAGGAAGATAAAAATGGTTGATAAGCATAAAAGCACACCTGAATACGATGGCCCCCCCGACCATATTCCAGACGCGAATCTTCTTCTGGCAGACTTAGCCAAGAGAGTCGCGGCCGGAAGGAAATATACCCCTCACCCTACCCACGATTATGATACACAAACCGGGGAACTTACTCCTAGGGTAATAAAAAAGTCTCCTGAAAAGAAATCCTTCTTTGGAAATAAAAAGGAAGACTAGAGATGCCCCTACAAAACTGTACCGACTCTGGCAAGTCTGGTTGGCGGTGGGGAAAAAGTGGTAAGTGTTATACTGGTCCAGACGGCAAGAAAAGGGCTATCCAACAAGGAATTTCCATTGAGGGCCCAGAGAAATTTCAGAGGATGGCGTCTGCGGGAGAAGTTGAGATTTCTGAAAATGATATCCCCCTCATCTCGTATGCTATGTATGACGACGGACATCCCCTGTCCTCTATAGTGGCGGTCATAGCTACCATAAGAGATACCCTTTCAAGAGCCGACAAAGAAGCCGGATATCCCCCCAATTGCAACCCCGGCTACGAAGAAAAGGGCGGGAAGTGCGTGCCTGTCGATACAGACATTGAAGCAAAAGAAATGACCAGAAAAAAGATCAACGACTTACCCGACTCTGATTTTGCTTACATTTCACCGGGAGGCGAAAAAGATTCTTCGGGCAAGACAACTCCCCGCAGCCTTCGACACCTTCCCATTCATGACGCAGCTCACGTAAGAAATGCCCTCGCAAGACTTTCACAAACCGACATTCCTGCTTCCGCTAAGAAGTCGGCGTTGCAAAAAATCAAGAGCGCAGCAAAGAAGTTTGGTATAGAGGTCGGTGAATAATGGAATACCGCGATTTAGCAGAACGTATTGTTGATGAGATTAGCTACGAATCGTTTGATACCGCAGCCGATCAAGTTGAAGATATGCTAGAAGACTATTTCAGATTTAAGGAAGAAAATAAAGAATAACATAAAGAAATCTGTGAGTCAAGATAGAGCCCTCCACACAGTGGGGGGTTTTTATTTTGCCAATAGTCCATTTTTTTCTGTGTATATAAGGGTGGTGCGCTAGGGATTTTAAATAAAAGGACTACTGATATCTTGAGCTAAGAAAGGCAAGGTGTCACCATGAATCTTATATCTCGACGAAATGTTTTATTGTATGGGGCGGCAGCAAGCGCCCTTGGTTTTTCCACAGAGACCACTAACGGAGCCACAAGAATCCCCCGCTGTTGGTGTGGTGTGGGGGGCCATAACAAAAAACTAATCCAACCCTATAAGTGGGGCAAAAACCATTTAACATATTTTATGTTGGGTCGTGACACTCACGACATGGATTCAGAAATTTGGGACTCCCAATTTAAGCTAGCGTTCGAGTCTTGGTCGGAGGTATGCCCCCTCGCCTTTTCGCAAGTTGATTCCCAAAGGGAAGCAGACTTTATAATTGGCGTTAGTCGCCGCCGCAAATTAGGATTTGGCAAAAGCGGAGATATTTTGGCATGGGCCCAAATGCCGCCGTACCTTAACTTTGACGGACAGCTACTCACCGTCTTTGATTTAGCGGAGAACTGGATACTCCCGGAGGAAAAGCGTGGAATAATCCTAAGAACAGTTGCTGCCCACGAAATAGGGCATTTGCTAGGGTTGTACCATTCCGAAGATGAAACAGCTCTTATGCACCCCTATATCAATGATGCCTTAAAGCCACGGGCAGACGACATTGAAAAAATCCAACTCCTTTATGGTAAAAAATAGTAATTTCCATTTTTTTCTTTTCTCTTTCGCCGCTTGCGAGGTATAATACCTTTAGTCAAGCGGCTTTTTTATTTACTTGTGGATTTTTATAAAGGAAGACTGATGAAAACTGCGGAAACTACTAATTGGACAACGTTGCTGGCGACGAGAAAGTCTCAGAGGACACTTTACAACTTTGCTGTTGGTAAGGCCTCTGTTAGCGCAACCACCAAAGCACTTGCATTCTCTGAGGGTGCTGGTGAGTTTAGGCAGCTTGTTAGAAACCATGGCGCTACTTATGCACGGCGTCTCACTCGGAAGGCCCTCCGTTACCGTGGGCTGTCTGTCTAAAAATTTTAAAGGAGCTTATTAAATGAGCGACGTAAACAAAGTTATTATCACCGGTAGGGTTACTAGAAATAGCGAGCTACGCGAGACCCCCACGGGAACCCCCGTTACAGACATTAGTGTGGTTTCCAACCGCATTTGGACAAAGGATGGAGACCGTCAGGAAGACGCTACTTTTGTCGATGTTACTATTTGGGGAAAGCAAGCTGCCACGCTCAGTCCCATGCTTACAAAGGGCCGCCATGTTATGATTGAGGGGCGACTCAAGTTGAACAGTTGGGAAACTGAAGAGGGTCTTAAGCGTAGTAAGCTTACCGTGGTTGCAGAAAGTGTTAATCTTACTCCTTCTAATCCCAACCCACAGAGGAATGCAGAGCAAGCTACCGCAGCAGCTCCCGTGGCGGTAGGGGCTTCTACGGAAACGGAAGACGACACTCCGTTTTAAAGAAAATTATTAACGGGGTAGCTCCCCGTTTAGGAAGGTGGCTGAAAACGAGTCCGAGCAAGACTGAGCGGACAAGGCACACGGCACTAGGATCAAGGGTCAACTGACTGAGGGCTTAGTGAGTGGTACAAAGTAACGGCATCCCGCAAGGGATTAACATATCAGTCCGTGAAACGTTGCAGGTAATCTAAATGTAATCCCTGCCCTTCCATTTTTTTTTTAAGTATTGACATGTTGGACATCCTTCTAGAATCTTTGTTCTGGTGGTCTGCCATAGAAACAGAATTAGAATTAGAATTAGAAGAAGAGGACTATGACGAGGAATATTAATATACTGGCTCCTATTAATAACTTAGGTTACGGGGTAGCCTCTATTAATATATGCAGCTCTCTCTCAAGGCGAGGGGCCAACATATCTCTTTTCCCAATAGGACAACCCTCCTTTTCTTCCCAGCAGGAAGCAGACTCAATATCTCCGTTAATTCAGGCACAAGGTAGCTTTGACTGCACAGCCCCTTGCCTAAAGATATGGCATGAGCATTTGATGGGAGAGAGGATTGGGAAAGGCAAGTTTATTGGATTTCCATTTTTTGAAGTAAATAAATTTGATGCCCCGCGAAAGACCCACCTTTCTTCCTGCGATGAAATTATTGTTGCCTCAGAGTGGGCTAAGGAGATTGTAGAAAGGGAGGTTCCTTCTTCTGTAGTCCACACGGTTCCACTTGGGGTAGACACCTCCATATTCTCTGTTGCAACCCCTCCCCCTTCCGACAAATTTATTTTTTTCAACTGCGGCAAATGGGAAAAAAGAAAAGGACATGACCTCCTTATATTCCTTTTTAAAGAAGCGTTCAAGAATGAAGCAGATGTTGAGCTGTGGATGATGTGCCACAATACCTTCCTCTCCCCAGAACAGGATGCCCAATGGAGAAACCTTTACAGGCAAGACCCAAGAGTAAGGTTTATCGACAGAGTACAATCTCAGCCGGAGGTCGCCTCCATAATGAATGCCGTAGACTGTGGAATATTTCCAAGCCGAGCAGAAGGCTGGAACTTAGAAATTTTAGAGCTAATGGGCGCGGGCAAGCACGTTATTACTACGAACTATTCTGCCCATACAGAATTTTGCAATGATAAAAATAGTATGCTGGTAACGCCTCTTCAAAATGAACCTGCAACAGACGGGATATTTTTCAACGGCTTTGCTGAATGGGCATCTCTCCAAGGAGTAGAAGACAAATTTGTTGCCCACATGAAAAATATTTATCAAGAATGGAAGAATAATGGCAAGCAAAGAATTGTCAACGAAGAGGGTGTCAAAACTGCCAAAGAATTTTCTTGGGAAGCTACGGCTAAAAAAATAGAGGATATATTATATGACGATTAAGGTACAAAAGGTTTGCCCAGATATTCCGCTTCCCTCAAGAGGACATCCGTCCGATGCAGGATGGGATCTCTACGCCAATGAGGACTGTTCCATTTCAGCAGGCACACGACGCCTAGTAGACACGGGAATTAAAGTGGAGATACCAGAAGGGCATGTGGGACTAATATGGCCTCGCTCAGGGTCCGCCGTAAAAGGAGGGATTGATGTGTTTGCTGGTGTTATAGATGCAGGATACAGAGGCCCCATTAAAGTTTGTTTGTACAATTCTGGCGATGAGGATTTTATTATAAACAGACATGATAGGATTGCTCAGATTATTTTTCAAGAAGTGTCCCCTCTTTGTCTTGAAGAAGCAAAAGAGTTGAGCGAAAGCCCAAGAGATTCTGGGGGCTTTGGGAGCACTGGCAAATGAACCGTCTTAACGGGATGAGAGCCTATTTAGCTGGAGCTATGGACAGGGTTCCTGACGGAGGATCAGGATGGAGAAACAAGATGACCCCTATCCTTCAAGACTTAGGGGTTACTGTCTTAGACCCCTGCAATAAGCCTATAGAAATAGGCATTGAAGGCAAAGGAAGCAGAGATTTAATTGACCACTATAAAAACACTGGTCAATTTGATAGAATAAGAAAAGAATACGGCGTCATAAGAACCTTAGACCTTCGCTGTATAGATATTTCTGATTTTATTGTCGCAAGCATAGACATTGACGTTCATGCCTGTGGCACATATGAAGAAATCTCCACTGCCAATAGCCAAAAAAAGCCTGTATTAATATGGTGCCAGCAAGGAAAAGAGAGCGCCCCCAACTGGCTATTCTTCATGCTTCCTCACGAGCATATATTCGGTTCTTTAGAGGATCTTATCGACTATTTAGAGCATGTAAATTCAGCCGATAAGACAGAGCATTACAAGAGGTGGTTCTTTTTTGACCAGTCCAAACTACAGGCCGTTTAAATAAACAGCACAAGAAAAGACAACTTATGGCTGCCCTTGGGCGGCTTTTTTTGTGCAAAAAGGGGGTATAATATAGCATGAAAGATCTATTAAGATATTTTAAAAGCTTCATAAAACCAAAGAAGGAACCCCCTCCTGCGTCAGTTTCTTCAGACCTTGATCATATTTCTGGATGCATCAATTTTTTCTGGGATTCAGAAACAGGAGATTTTAATGTAATTTTAGACGTAGATGAAGAGACAAACACATCTGCTGAAGTTCTGGGAATGCTTATGTGCTACATTAGCGACGGGCAGATGACTCAATTCCTCACGGACAGTCTAAGATATTGGTGTGACTCCCCAGAGAAAATGAAGTTTTATACAAACACCCTCAAGATGTGGAATGTCATGCGCGAATTACAGGAGGAAGAGCGTAGGAGAGAGGAAGACGCCCCCTTGATTGCCCCGTCCGATGTGTTTAGATTTAAAGGCAGCGAGAATGGTAATTGAATTTTGTGATTATGACGACGGAAAGGGGAATGTTTGCAATAGAGATGTTGAATTTGCAATTAAAAAGGAAAACTACAATCTTTATGTGTGCAAACGGTGTCTTTATATGGTAGATATTGATCCTGATATTGATGAAGTAGCTTACATTACTCGACATGGAAGGATAGATAATGCATGAACAAATACCAGTTCCTAGCGGCTATGATGTTTATTGGGAAAAGTGGATAGATGCCTATACTCCAGAAGAAACGGAAGTCGTTCTACTAGACGAAGAGTCCCTCGAAGAAGATCAGGGCATATCCTTTGAGGAAGAGCTTGGAGTAGAATTTAAAAAATTTAAAAATATTCAAACTATCTTTACTCCGTTTGGAGTGCTTCCTCTCACAGAGCAATCTCTTGCGAGTTCCTATTTTAAATTTTGGGTGGGCCATACCAACTTCAAAATAACCCCAAAATTTCATCGCATAATGTCTAATGTTGAGGGCGTAGAGTCTATTGATGTCTTCACCCCTTATCGATTTCGCATAGGAATAGCCAAACTATTCAAAGACAGGACAGTAATGTCGCAAGTGAGAAAGAATATGGTTGATTACATTCAAGAGAGCCAAAATGACTTTGATTCATCAGAAGAAATTGGGGAAAATGCACCTTAATGATGTCCGTTAGGTGTAATCATAGACAGGACAGGATTAATATTGTTTGGAACAACGGGATACAAATGACCTCTATATAGAAAAAGAGGTAAATATTATGGGTTTTGTTACTAATCTTGCAGGCACGCTTAGGTACAACCAGTACGTCAATGGCTATCCCAGTGGCGTCGACAACGACCAAGGCAATATTCGCGGCCAAGGCCCTTCCGGGACTCTGGCTGGAATGGATGAGAATCTATGGAGTCAAAATTCCCTCGGAGAAGAAGAGCGTCTTGTTCTGATTTCTTCGGGCGTTAATAACACAGGAATTATAGCTCCCTCTACATCAAGCACGTTTAACAATCAGCCGGGCCAAGTGATTGTCAAGTACACTACCGACATCGCTGGCGTTACCAATCTTACGCAGGCCATTCGGTCGGCTGGAAGCTCTGGAATTGTCTCTATTAACCAAGAGGCAATAATTAGAAGCCTTGACTACAAGACCTCCGTGGTTGCTGGCAACTGGAATGTCTTTAGTGGAGCATTCAGCCCAGCACTAACAGTTACAGATGCTGGCGGATGGAATATTATTGGTGGTGTTGATCAGTCGTCCAACTTGGTTGGCAATCAGACAGACAAGGCTGCTAATCCTAGTCAACTGGAGCCGGGACACCTTGCTTACATGGGAGGTAATCTTGGGTTGCCAAAAACTGGCCTATATTCCTCACGAAGCGTGTGGTAATCAAATTAAGGGCAAAGGTCCCCTTCGGGGGGCCGGAGCCCTATTTTTTGGAGACAATGCATGGCATCGCAACAATCAGCACAAATTATTCCATTTCTTAAATACTCAGCAACCATTTGTGTCGCTATAATAATTAGCATGGGTGGCTTTTGGCTTTCCTATGGGAAGGATCTCGTAACGAGAGCAGAAGCCCGGATTTTAGTAACCGAAGGATCGCAGAAAGTTGAAAAGGAAATTAACGATGTAAAAAGTAGGCTCGACCGCATTGACGACAGAGCAGATAAGTTAGAAGAGCAACTCAGGACAGTCCTCAAAGCTAATACAGACGCTATTGTTGATCTTAAATTACAGGTGGCGTCCTTGGCACAGTCTATTGAGATTCTGAGTGATAAAATTAACCAATTAAAGGAGAATTAAGTATGTTCGAGAAAGTGAAGACGATGTTTAAGTCTCGTCGCTTCTGGGTCGCCGTGTCTGGTGTAGTCGTTGTGGCTGCAAATACCCTTTTTGGAGAAGGCACAGTAACCCCCGAAACAGTTCAGTATGTTGTCTTATTGGCAGCCGCGTGGATTGTTGGTGACAGCTTGAGAGTTACCGAGTAGTTTTTAAAGAAAGGGAGAATTATGAACTTATTGAAGACTCTTCTTCATGGTATTACTAGTCCCCTCAGAAAGAAACCGGTGCGTATTTTACTTTTGGGTGGGGGCATATATTTTCTCGGGGTGTTTATGGGCTGGTGGCCAAACCTCTTGGCCGATGTTTTCAGCAACCTCAAGGAATAACTTAAGTTCAAATTAAACGGATTTGAAAAGGGGCAACTCCGGTTGTCCCTTTTTTTATTTGCAGTATATAATAGTTAAGGAGACATCTAAATATGAAAAATCTAGTTTTTATTCTTTTTGCTTTAATATTTTTTGCAATCCCTCTGAGGGGAGATGAACCAAACCCGCGCCTGCAAAACTTTAGGTATGGAACTGGCAAGGCCAGTTGGTGGAACGGCCCACAAAGACAGGCGGCTCCCCAGATGCGGCCTCAGATATTTTACTATCCGTATTATCAGCCAACATATGGCTACGGACACTTTGCATATTGCAATTGCTACATTTGCAACCAAAGAAGAATACTCTATCAGCGGCAGCTTAATCAACAAAGATTTTTCTTCTTTCAATTCAGATTTTAATCTCAAAGGAATTCAATGAAAAATAAAAAGCCACTTAAAATTAACTGCACGCGAACCATCTATTTTGATGTGGCTCGCATGTATGCAAAAGGCTCCTGTAAGAAATGCCAAGGAAGAGGATATCACAAGTATATCACCCCGGCTGGAGAAGAGAACCATTCTTATTGTTCCTGCGCAGAGAAAAACATCAAAAAATACGGATAGCAGTAGGCCCTTGGTCTCTTGAGGGTGTATAATAGTATACAAGGAAAGAAAGTCAAGGCAGTCACGCTCTATCTCGCTGCCGCCCTCTAACAAAGATATTTCAAAAGGTTTTCTGATGCTTAACGAAGGAATAGGGGGGAACAAAAAGAAGTCCACTAAATTTGAAGTAAATTTCATAGTAAGAGACAAATCCGGAAAGGCGACCTCAAAACGAAAAACATTTGCTTCCAATTCGGCAGAGGATATGTCAAACTTCTTTAACAAGCACACACAGACAAAGAAAGGAAAAGGGAGGAAAGGAAAGAAAGGCAGGAAGCCATCTTCGGGAGGAAAGCCCTCCTAATGTCGGTTTCGGAACTCCAAAACTATACTTTTGTTGGCAGGTACGCCCGTTGGATTCCCGAAAAGAAGAGAAGGGAGACATGGAGGGAGTCCGTCGATAGGGTCATGGGTATGATGTATGAAAAATACCCAGAAGTCAATGGAGACATTGCTTGGGCCTATGACATGATGTTTAAAAAGCGTATCCTTGGGTCTCAAAGAGCTTTGCAATTCGGAGGAGGGCCCACCTTTAAGCATAATGCTAGAATCTATAACTGCATTTCTTCTTACTGCGATAGATTAAGATTCTTTCAAGAATGCATGTATCTACTATTGTGTGGCTGTGGCACCGGATTCTCTGTGCAAAAGCATCACATAGACCAGCTTCCTTACTTTGCGCCCATTTCCAAAAGGGCTAATAAAAAGTTCATTATTGAAGACAGCATCGAAGGCTGGTCAGATGCGGTCGGGGTTCTGATAAGTAGTTATTTTGATCAAAATGAAATCTTTCCTGAATATTCGGGAAGGAATGTGGCGTTTGACTTCTCTCAAATCAGAGCAGCGGGGACCGAATTGAGTTCCAGTTCCGGAAAAGCTCCCGGAGCAGCACCCCTAAAGAAGGCATTGCGTAACATTAAAAAAATTCTTGATCGTGCGATTGAGAATTCTACATTCGCTGCTAAATCCCTTCGCAGACTAACCCCCATTGAAGCCTATGATATTATAATGCATTCTGCGGACGCGGTAATATCAGGGGGAGTTCGACGCAGTGCAACGATTTGTTTGTTCAGTCCCGACGACGAAGAGATGGCAACGGCAAAAACCGGAAACTGGTTTCACGAAAACCCTCAAAGAGGAAGATCAAATAACTCAGCCCTTTTAGTAAGAGATAAGACAACCCCAGAGCAGTTCCATTCCTTGATGGAGTCCGTGAGAGAGTTTGGAGAGCCGGGTTTTGTGTGGTCAGACTCTACCGAACTCATAGTTAACCCCTGTGTAGAAATTGGAATGTACCCGGTAGATGAAAAAACTGGAAAAACTGGGTGGCAAGCCTGCAATTTAAGCACTATTAATTGCGCTAAAGTAAAAACAGAGGAAGACTTTTATGAGGCGTGCCGAGCAGCAGCTATAATAGGAACCCTTCAAGCTGGCTTTACAGACCTTCCATATCTAGGAGAGGTAAGCGAAAGAATTTTGCAGCGAGAGGCACTCTTGGGGGTTTCCATGACAGGCGTTATGGAACAACATGAGATATGTCTTAACGGAGCTGTACAGAAAAAGGGGGCCCGGATTGTCAAACAAACCAATAAAGAGCTGGCGAAGAAGGTCGGAATTAATCAGGCAGCTAGGACTACTTGTGTCAAGCCTGAAGGAACTTCTAGTTGTATCCTTGGTACTAGCTCTGGTATTCATCCTCATCATGCCAAGCGCTATATACGACGCGTACAGGCTAATAAGATGGAAGAAATTTATGGATACTTCAAAAAAATAAATCCGAGGGCTTGCGAAGAATCGGTATGGTCTGCCAATGACAGCGACGACGTAATTTCTTTCTGCATAGAGGTTCCTCCGGGTTCTAAAACCAAAAATCAGATTGATGCACTAACCCTTTTGGGGTATGTAAAAGGGACGCAACAGAATTGGGTTATGGTTGGAAAAACAGATGCCCTATGCACAAAGCCTTGGTTGAACCATAATGTTTCCAATACTATTAATGTTAAACCGGATGAATGGGACGAGATAGAGAAATTTATATATAAAAATAAAAAATATTTTTGTGGGATCTCTCTTTTGCCAGTAAGTGGGGATAAAGATTACCCTCAAGCCCCCTTCACAACAATTTACTTGCCCAGCGAACAGGTAGCATACTACGGAGATGGTGCCATGTTTGTTAGCGGTCTCATCGAAGTGGCCCTTGACTTATGGGAAGACAACCTATGGGCTGCATGCGATGCCCTTCTTGGCGTTGGGTCAAGAATAAAAGGGGCATCAAAGAGAGACTGGATAGCAAGATGCAAGAAATTTGCTAGAAAATATATGGATTCAGATGTTAAGAATTTAACCTATTGTATGAAAGATGTTTACAACTGGAAAGAATGGGTTGATTTAAAAAGAGAATATAATAAAGTAGATTATACGCAGATAATCGAAGAAAAAGACAATGTAGAACCAGAACAAGAGTGGGCTTGCAGCGGAGGGGTTTGCGAACTCATTTAGAATAACATTTACCGAGGAGAGTGAAAATGCTTGACTTTTATTCAAACAGACGTGACTTTCTAAGGATAGGCAGTATTGGGGCAGGGATGTCCTCTCTAGGGCTTTCTGATATTGCTATGGGTCAGGAAGAGGCGCAAGAACTTAAAGATAGCTCTGTCGTGTGGGTATGGCTGGGGGGAGGTCCGACACAATTTGAAACATTCCACGCCCCAAAAGAGGATAGCGTTCCTTCTGAATACAGGTCTGTGGGTGGCGCTTTGGTGGACAAGCCAACCGGAATGGCTTTTGGTTCTCATTGGCAAAATCTAATCAAGCAAGCTCCCAGCCTCAACGTTGTAGACTCCTTTACTCACGGAGACTCTTCTCACAGACAGGCTACGCACTGGGTCATGACTTCCCATCACAACAAAGAACGAAGTCAAACATCTAACTCTATGTTCCCATCTCATGGGTCTATCGTGTCTGCTGTCTATGGTGCCAACAACCCCAAAAACGGAGTTCCTACATATGTTAAACAGGGCAGGATAGAAGGTGAAGATCCAGCGTGGTTGGGCGGAGCATACAAACCCTTCGACCCTTCAAACAAAGATAACCTAACGCCCAGAGTAGACATTGAGAGATTCGCAAATAGGAATGAACTATTAAAATCACTTGAAGGTGTTAATATTCCTAGTCCATCAGCAGACTCTGTTACAAAATTCAATCAGCAGGCATTTGACGTAATCCTTGGAACAGCCAAAGACGCATTCAATTTGGATAAAGAAGACCCCAAAACAAAAGAAGCCTATGGAGATACGGCGATTGGAAAGCAGTTGCTATTGGCTCGCCGCTTATGTCAGTTTGGCACAAGGTTTGTTACTATCAATTATGGTGGTTGGGACATGCATAGCAACATCGCAAACGCACTTAAGGGAAGAGTTCCCCCTATAGACAAAGCTCTTGCGGCTTTTGTAGAAGACGTGCAGCAAAGAGGTCTTAATGAAAAGATTCTCTTGATTGTCACTGGTGAATTTGGCCGTACCAAACTTAACGCCAATGCGGGCCGCGATCATTGGCCCTCGATTTCCACAATGCTTATGTCGGGTGGAAGATATGACAGCGGCAGGGTTGTAGGGAAGGCCGACAAGTCCTATACCCCATCTGAAAGTCCCTTTGGGCCTATCGACGTAGCTGCCACCATGTTTGATCACTTTGGAATTTCTAAGAATATTCAAAGAGTAGACAATGGTGGTCGTCCACGATACTTACTAGAAGGTGAAGCGAAGGTAATTTTATAATGAATAAATATATAAAAGCTATTTTTGAATATGTAAAATCTAAGCGTTACTATGCGTATGAAGACCCCAAGACTGGGGAGATTTATTATTATAAAAGAAAAGGTTTGTATAGAAAGAATGGACGAATTCTTGTGCCAGCAAGAGGCTCTGATGACAATTAAACTAACAGAAACCGCAGCAGCCGAGGCTAAAAAGTATCTTGAGGACACCGAAGAAAAATATTTAAGAATTGCTGTTCAAGGAGGCGGTTGTTCTGGTTTTCAGTATGACCTAACGGTAGGTAGTGAATACGATGAACAAAAAGACACGCTATCTCATCAGCACGGAGTAGACGTTATTGTAGATAAAAAGAGTGCTCTCTACTTAGAGGGAACTGTACTGGACTATTATAATGATATTTCCAGACGGGGCTTTACTTTTGATAATCCTAGCGCGACAAAAAGCTGTGGGTGCGGAAGTAGTTTTCAGGTTTAGTAGGTACTTATTGACAAATACCTACATTATATAACTAAAAGGAGAAAGAAATGGCTAATATTGGAGACTGGTTACGAAGAACTGAGAAGCCCCTTGAAGGAAAACAGCCCTTTGACTGACACGATTTCTCTATTGCGCAGGTTGTGCAAAAAGAAAAAGACTATGTTCAAGTTAAATTCGCATGTAATTGTATGACATTCGATGGAAGCAACAATAAGAAGTGGCACACGGGCGAATACAGGGCCCTTAACGCTGAATCCTATGAGGCTTGCAAGGTGGCGCATGATGCCCAATGTTCGTTCGATAAAGAATTAGAAGTCTCTGTGTAAAACATTTCTTAGGGAGGCACACATCAAATGAAAAGCAGAATAATTATTTTTCTTTTATTGTTAAATTTAGTTACTACTTTGGTTGTGGGATACACTGTGTATACAAATATCCCCAAGAAGGATACCGCAGCAGTAGCAGAAAACGAAAAGTTTAAGAAAAACATGTACAGCGCGATGTCAATGTTGATGTCTGGGCAGTCCCGGCTCGCCATAAATCAAAACGATTTAAATGTGGGTATTTTAAGAGTTCATCATTTCGTGGCACCGCATGTTGATAAGTTTTACGATGCTTGCCCGGAATGCCAGAAAGAAAAGCAAAGGATTCTCGAAGAAGAAAAGGACAATATCACCTTCACTATGGGGGTAGACTAATGGACTTTTTAAATGTTACTAAATTTTTAGTTATCCTTGTCTTTTGCACCATCTTCATATGGGATGTTGCGGTTATGTTTTTTGCTAAAGATTTAAATGCCACAATTAGTTATGCAATATATGCAATATCCTGTGAACACCCTATAATATCTTTTGCAATTGGTGTTCTGTGCGGTCATGTTTTTTGGCCTCTTAAATCGTGAGACATGTATGATTAAAGTCGGAGTGGTTGGGTATGGAACAATAGGAAAGCGTGTAGCCGACGCTGTATTGCTACAAGACGATATGGAGCTAATAGGTGTTACTGCAAATACCTATAATTATAAGATAGAAGCCGCTGAAAGAAAAGACATTCCTATATTTCCGATAAAAAAGCTGCATCACCTTCTCGATAAAATTGATGTAGTCGTGGATTGCACTCCCAAAGGAATCGGGGCGAGTAACAAAAGAACATATGAAGACATGGATATAAAGGCCGTCTTTCAAGGAGGAGAAAAGCCAGAGGTGGCCCCTAGTTTTGTTGCCCAATGCAACTATGCTGACGTTGCCTGTTCTAAATTCCTCCGTGTGGTTAGCTGTAATACAACGGGACTATGCAGAACACTGAAAGCTTTAGATGATAATTATTTAATAGACAAAGTACACGCCACAATGATCAGAAGGGCCGCTGACCCTTGGGACATATATCATGGACCCATTAATGCCCTTGTGCCGCACTTGGTGGTTCCGTCTCATCATGGTCCAGACGTAAGAACGGTAATGCCCAGCTTGGAGATATTTACTACCTCTATATCTGTTCCCACCACATTAATGCATATGCACAGCATTACTGTTGATCTCCAAACCACACCTACTATTGACGAGATTGTAAGTCTATTCAAGAACACAACAAGAGTTCGCGTTGTACATAATGTTGACGGCATAAGATCGACAGCCGAGATTATGGAATACGCCAAAGACCTTGGCCGGAGCAGGGGTGACATGCCAGAAGTGTGCGTTTGGAGCGACACCATTGGAGTATGGGGCAACAAACTGATGTATATACAAGCCATTCATCAGGAAAGTGATGTTGTTCCAGAAAATATTGATGCGATAAGGGCCGTATCCGGCCTAGGGCCAGCTCACGAAAGTATAAATAAAACTAACCAAAGCATGGGCATTAATTAAAATAAATGGCACAAAAAAAAAGAACTAGCGGATACCAATCGGTTCCGAGAAGGAAAAAGCTTAAGGCAAAGACAGAAAATCAGGCTAGCTATATCTCTGCCATCGATGCCTCCGATGTAACCTTTTGCTCAGGACCAGCAGGGTCGGGAAAAACAAGTGTTTCTGTTGGGTTAGCTTGCGAATATCTTTTGCAAGAAAAAATTAAAAAGATTATTATAACAAGGCCCGTTGTTGAATCGGGCAGGGGGCTTGGATACCTGCCCGGAACATTAGTTGAAAAGATCAATCCTTATCTGATCCCAATAATAGAAGAAATGAACATCTATTTAAGCGCCCCGAACGTAGAGCATTACAGGAAGGAGGGAATAATCGAAATTTGCCCCCTTGAATATATGAGGGGAAGAAATTTTCATGGGTGTTTCATTATTTTGGATGAGGCGCAAAACGCAACCTTTGAACAAATAAAAATGTTCATCACTCGATTGGGAAGAGGATCAAAAGCGGTTATCAATGGAGATCTTAGACAGTCAGATCTGGGTCACGATAAGGGGGGGCTATTGACTTGCATGAATAAACTGAGGGAAACAGAAGGGGTATCTGTGTGCGAACTAACATATTGTGACATCGTAAGAAGCGATGTTGTTGCAAGAATTTTGGAAAAATTGAACGAAGATATCGATTCCGATGGTAAAATAATGTAACAGGCTACGCTTTATGGATAACAACAATGCCGGAATATTCCTATAGGTGCGAAGGCTGCGCACACAAATGGTCAATTGTATGCAGCAGGAGCAAATATACAGAGAAACAAAGCTGTCCTTCTTGTCGAAAAAGAAAAACAGTTTTCAGAGACTTTACAGAAGATCAAGTGCATACGTCTGTGACCCTTTCTCTCTCAGAAATTAAGACATTGGGTCACTATGCAGACAAACAAACAAAAAAATACGGGAAATGGAAATGCGAGGACATGGTTCGTGATTTTAAGACAAAGAAAATAGAGAGTAACCGGGAGCTTCCCGATGGCATGAGCAGAATGGAAAAGCCTACTGATGCCCCCCTCTGGCCCGGAACACCGGCAAAGAAAAAAAGGAGAAAAAAGAATCGATGAACATGTTTAGAATACATAAAGAAAGAGACGTTCAGAAGCCAGCGGAAGAAGAGCTGCAAGGGCAGCAGACCTTTTTCTACACAGTCTTTGGAAAGCACGACTGGTTAGATGAGGGGGGTTTTCCTCGACTGGATGCCGAAGGTACAGACACGTATGCTAAGTCGATAACCGGTAATGAGAAAACCAAATTTTTTGTAAAGCGAGGGAGGCATGGTAGGATTTACAACCCCATAGGCCTATATAGCGAAGGAACCGCGAATAAACAGCTAAGGCATGCCGGGAAACCAGAGTGGGAGTTCAGGGAAGCAACAGAAAAAACTTTTAATTTTTATATTCAATTCCTAAAAACCAAAAACAGTGCTTGGTTAAGTAACGCAGAAAGGACATAGTACGATGGGTAAACTATCTAAGGCAAAAGCGATGACTGACGCAGAAAAGTATTGCATCCAAGGGATGCATTGGAACAACATGAGTGCTGAAGAGATTTCCAAGACGCTCGGAAGAGACCTTGCGGAAGTGGAAAAACATACGGAAAAATTGGACCGCGAAGACGCCTCCTTAATTATAAACGAGACCGAAGGGGGCAAAAGGGGGGTGGCGATTATGACACCGGCAGGATCTCAAAGGGTGGACGAAGCAAGAGAAACTCCGCCACCCCCACGCAACAATGCCAATACCATTCACTCTATCCATGACTAAGAAAAGAACAGACAAAAGTCAGTACCCCTCTCGTTACTCGCCGGGGGGATGGGTGTCTGCGCCCCAATACATCACAGAACTCATTTGTGAAAAGAAGGCTCAGAAGGAACAAAAGGAACTTCCGATAAAGTTTTGGGAGATTAAAGAATGGCGTAATTATTATAGATATCAAATTACGCTTGCCAACAAACTCCTTAAGGAATTTTCAGCGGATTCCATCATAGCTGCACTAAAAGACAAGAGATGCTGGAAAACATATTCCCTTCGCGCTCCCATGTTGCATGGTATAATTAAAGAGAAGAGCGGTGAGATAGTAAGTCGAGAGTCCGAGACAAGCTATGATGTGCCTGACAAAGAGGATATCAAGCACAGAAGCGCCAATAACCAGAAGTCTATCCTGTCAAGGCTAAGAGAGCTAGATGAATAAGGACATTATTAAAGAGTATGGAAATGTTCTTCATGATCCTTCAATAATAACAGACCGACCCCTCAAAGTTATTTCAGTAAGCCCAAAGATCGACATTGCGCTGGGTGGGGGTGTTCCTGAGGGCTCTTTGTTTATCATGACGGGCCCGGAAAAGGTGGGAAAGACGGTAACTGCGTTGGCATTTTGTGCTAATGCTCAGAAGCATGAAAGAGTTGTCTATTATGCCAATATAGAAGGAAGGTTGCGAAAGCGTGATCTGGAAGGAATTTCCGGACTTGACCTTGACGCAGAAAAAATGCAAATTATTTCCTCAACAGAAGGAAATATCCTTTCGGCAGAAAAATATCTGAGCATTATAGATAATATAGTGCATACAAAGCCGGGTTCCATAGCCGTTGTTGATTCCTTTTCTGCCCTGTCAAGCGAATCAGAATTAACCGGGAACCTCGAAGACGTTCAGGTTATGAGTGTACAAAAAATACTCGCAAAGTTCTGTAGGCGTATATCCAATGCGCTACCCATCAATAGGGTAACAGTAGTAGGGGTTACTCATCTAATGGCAAATATTCAAAAGTTTGGGAGGGGCAAGTCTAAAATTGAAAAGTCAGGAAGTGCCTTAAAGTACCAAGTGGACGTTAAATTGCATGCGACACACGCACAGCCTATTATGCAAGGAGAGACGCAGATAGGACAAACAGTAAACTGGCAGGTGATAACCTCGGCCATCGGCCCTCCGGGGCAGAAGGTTGCAAGCCATATTAAATATGGGCGAGGAATTTGGAAAGAAATGGAATTAGCTGACCTGATGGTTGACTTCGGCCTTGTTGTCAAATCAGGATCATGGCTTAAGCTTCCTAACGATGAAAAAATTCAAGGTAAAGCAAACCTTGCCATTTATCTAGAAGAGAACCCAGAAGAATACAAAAACTTTGAGCAAGAAATATTTACAATGGTTGGAATTGAAAAGTGAAGATCAGAGACTTGAACAATGAAATCCATAACTGGAAGCTACAGGGGTATGTGACAAAAGCAAACGATAGAAGGCCCCGCTCCAAGCTACATCTGGCAGCAAAAGACCTACTCATTGGGCTTTTTCCCACAGTTCAGATTTTAGAAGAGGTGACCGTACCAATTACAAGAAACGAGAAACTCTTTTTTGATTTTTATATTAACACCCTCAAATTAGTAGTAGAAGTTCACGGAGAGCAACACTATAAATTTAATCCCTTATTTCACACATCCGCACAGGACTTTGCTCATCAAAAAAAAAGAGATGCTCGCAAAAGGGAATGGTGCGAGTATAATAATATTACATGTGTGGAGCTTCCTTTTGATGAAAAGGTAGAAGAGTGGAAAAGCCGAGTGCTGCAACGGAACAATTAGTCAAACTGGACTCCATCTTAGACGAATACGAATCCAGCGTTGGGCTTCCCCTTTATTCTGCCGACTTTCATGATCCGTCTGTTCATAAATACATGCAAATGGATCGAACGTCCATAGAAAAGCTAACTCTTGAAGAGTGCGCCGAGGCATCCCTTCTCTTGGGCAGTCTCTCTTTTCATATTCAACGATCTCACAACCGCGAACTTGCTCGCGTTCGGTGGGCAGAAACTTCAATAAAATCTACAACCTCCGGAAGAGAGAATCAATACTCCGGTTCGTGGGATAGCCAATACTATCAAGCCATTAAAGACAACGATTACACCCGAAAGCTTTTATCCATCAAAAAGTATGCCCAGCAAAGAGCCGATAGGCTTACCTATATAGCAAGCTCGATTAAAAATCTGGCAGACCTTTTTATAAATCTACAAAAGGCCAAGGCCGGTAGGCGACATGAATAAAAAAGAAGAATTGAAAAAGCTACTGAAAGAGTTCACCAAAGATGAGCTTATGGAAATCATGGGAGATTCCGAAGAAGCCCCCTCCTTTCATAAGATTGATAGCAATAAGAAAAAAAGACGGCGCGGAAAGGGAACCCGAAGAAAGGGGAAACAGACCCAACAGAATTCGGGAGGGCGATCTACCAAGGTATACGGCAAAAACAAGGGAAACCCTTGCAGGACTGGCAGCATTGATACTGCGGCACAAAGACCCAACAGGTTTGATGACTTCATGAAGGATACGATGCTCACCGCAACCGAAAAAAGTGAGCTAGAAGAGGCTTCAAGGTCTGACAACGAGAATAAAGACGTGCCACTCACTCCCAGAACACGAAGTTCCAACCTTGTAGAAGTGGAATGTCGATCATGCGGCACCCAAGAAATGATTTCTGCGTCAGTCATACATGATATAAATAGATGGAAATGCAACAACTGTTCCTCCCAAGCGTGTGATTAAAGATATGATTTTACAAGACCTTCCTGCCGAACGAGCTATATTGTCTGGAATATGTCGCTACGGATCGAGCGCGCTCTTCGATGTTGCTGATATTATTGATGACAATAGCTTTACCATAGAATCTAATATCGCTATTTACTCATGCCTGAATCATATTATAGAAAAAAATGATTCGGCCGAAATAGATGTGCCTTCTATTCTTTCTGCCGCCAAAGAGATAGGGCTAACGGGCTTTTTCAATAATCAAGAAGTCTCCCATTTAGCCTCCATAATGAAATTTCCAGTTCTGCTGAAAAATGTCCGACAATTTGCGGGCAAAATTAGAAAGCTACAAATAGCAAGAATGATGTACGATCAGCTAGAACTGACGAAGGAAAGGTATATAGACATCAAAGGGGATGAGCCAATTTCAACCATTCTAGGAATTGCAGAAGAGTCCATCTTCGAGTTCACATCTCTTTTGTCGGACAGCGACGACGCTCCCATAAAAATATTTAATGATATAGAAGAATACTTAACCGAGCTTTCAGAAGATCCTGTTGATCAAATAGGAATTTCCACAGGATATCCCCGTTATGATTTTGCAATAGGAGGGGGCTTGAGGAGAGGAACCGTTAACGTAATTGGGGCTCGCCCGAAGGTAGGAAAAACACTGCTTGCAGACAATATGGGGGTTCATATGGCCAGATCAGGCATTCCCGTATTGAACCTAGATACCGAAATGAGAAAGGAAGACCACCAAAATCGCCTTATGGCAATGCTTACCGGGGTGGAAATTAATGATATTGAAACGGGAAAGTTTGCAGAAAATGCAGCCTCAAAGAAAAAAGTATTTGATGCAGCAGAAGAAATCAAAGGCCTTCCCTATTATTTCAAATCAATTGGAGGCACTCCTTTTGAAGACCAAGTCTCAATCATGCGCAGATGGCTCGCAAAAATCGTTGGGCTAAACGATAAGGGCAAAGCAAAAGACTGTGTTATCATTTATGATTATCTAAAACTCATGGACTCTTCTCAAATAAAAGGAGACATGAAGGAATTTCAGGTTCTTGGGTTTATGATGACCGCCCTCCACAACTTTGCATTAAGATATGAAGTTCCTATTCTTTCTTTTGTTCAGCTTAATCGAGACGGAATAAATAAAGAGACAACAGATACAGCATCTGGATCAGATCGAATTATTTGGTTATGTTCCAACTTTAGTATCTATAAGACAAAATCCGATGAGGAAATAGCCAAGGACGGCCCAGAACACGGAAACAGAAAGCTCGTTCCTGTTATCGCTAGGCATGGAGAGGGGCTTGAAGACAGGGACTACATTAACATTAGTATGAATGGAGCTTGCGGTAAAATAATAGAAGGACATACAGCTTTTGAATTAGAAGATGGAATTAACACAAACGACAACGATGAATCCTACTCAGATGATGACGACATCCCCTTCGTATAAATACGGCGACTATGGCAAGCTGAAAGCACTTTCCCAGATGGCGGTGCAATACATAGATCAAATATATGAATATTTTGGGATACGAAAGTCTTATAAGAATGAAATCTTAATAAAGTCAGTGTGTCCCATCCATGGGGGAGACAATCCAACGGCCCTCAACATGTACTATAATGGGGACTATAAGGTTCACTATAAGTGCAGAACTCACCAATGCGAAGAAACATTTGGGAATAGCTTTATACACTTTATTAAAGGGGCCCTCTCTCGCTTTAGGTATAATTGGGAACACGAAGGAGACAAAGAGGCCACCTTTGGTGAGGCAGTAGAATTTCTGTTAAAACTTTTAGATCAAGACTTCAATTCTCTTAGCAGCGAAAACATAAACATCGAGAAGATGAAGTTTGGTGGTCTCATTAATAGTCTTTCCGTTAAGGAAGGGCGCGGGATTGGTGTTACACAGGAAACCTACAGGCAAAAGGTTCAAGTTCCCTCTCAATATTATATAGAAAGAGGGTTTTCCAAAGAAGTTCTTGAGGAATATGACGTTGGATATTGCGACAATCCTAGAAAACCCATGTATCGCAGGGCTGTTGTGCCCATCTACGACAATGATCATAAATATATTGTAGGATGCACAGGAAGAAGTATATTTGAAAAATGTTCGCAGTGCAATAATTACCATAGTCCCGATAGTAAATGTAGACATTTTCCCAAATGGTTGCACAGCAAGGGTTTCCAAAAGGAAAAGTGGTTGTATAATTATTGGCGAGCCAAGGACCAGATATTGGACAGTGGGACTGCCATCCTTGTAGAATCCCCCGGAAATGTTTGGCGTCTGGCCGAGGCTGGCATTCATAATGTTGTGGCAATTTTTGGAACGGCATTTAACAATGATCAAAAGCATTTACTTGACGAGTCGGGGGCTCTCTCCCTGATTTGCCTGATGGATAATGATGAAGCAGGAAAGAAGGCGGCTCAAAAAATCGAACAGCAGTGTGCAATGCTCTACAGACTATATTTTCCAAACTTTAATACTAATGATATTGCTGAACTAAATGTGGATAAAATAACAGAAGACATTAAACCTTGGATTGACAAGGCCAAACAATTATATAAAGGGCTTTGAGATGAGTAATGTAAAAGAGTATGCGGTAAGTTATCTGTTCCATAAGGCCGTTTCCGATCAAGAGAAAGCGAAGCTGTCCTTGGAACTGCTAATGAACAATGCCGCAGGAATTGGAGACCACTCAACTGGAGATTTTCATAACAACTTAGATGAGTCGCTGGACTTGTTAGTAGATGCAGAGGATCGACTTGAATGCATAACCAGACACTTCGATCCCTTCAATTCAAAATCTAAAGAAGGGGAAAAGGATGCCGACGAACCAAGAGGAAGCTAGAAAAATATATAATATTGTTAACGATTACCTCGGTCTCCGTGCGGCCAGAGAATTAACAAAGCGACTTGTGTCTGAGGTTGGTGCAGAAACCATCAACAGCTCACTGAAAGAAAGCCTTCAAATGCTATACAATCTATATCACAGCAATCCAAACGCCATCGCTGCCAGAGATTGCGCCGCTTTACATCACGACGATTAACTTAAGGGTAGTCATGACTCAAATAATTGCTTTTGCAGGAAAGAAACAAAGCGGAAAAAACACCGCTTGCAACTTTATTTTAGCAATGAAGCTGGCAGAGCTTGCTACTTGCAAGGCTGCTCGCCTATCTAAGAGTGGAGAGATTGAAGTTTCTGACATTTTGGGAGAGACTCACCCCAAAATGGAATGGATTCCATTTAGAGACCCTTATATTGACACCGAAGCTCTTTTCAATAACGAGCTTAGTGCTTTCGTAAAAATGTATGGTCTAGCAGACTCTCTCAAGGAAATGTCTGTCTCTATTTTGGGCCTTGATTATCAACAGGTTTTTGGAACGGATAGCGACAAAAATAGCAAGACCAAACTAAAATGGGAAAATATGCCCGCAGTTATATCCCCCTCAGAACTTAAAAAGAGAGGGGTTTCAAGAAAAGATGCGGAAAAGCTTGGAATGATTGTTCACGCAAGGGGCGCTATGACAGCCCGCGAGGTCTTACAATACGTCGGAACAGACGTATTTAGAAGTATGAATTCGGATGTATGGTTAAACAGTCTCTTGAATAAGATTGAATCGAGTTCACCAGAGCTTGCTCTTATTTCAGATGTTAGATTTGAAAATGAGATTGAGGCTATCCAAAAGAATAAAGGCTTTGTCGTAGGCCTTACAAGAGACCCATATGAGCAAACAGACAGGCACTCTAGCGAATCTGAGATAGAGAAGTGCCTTGAGGCATGTGACATTATAGTTGATAACTCTTCTTTAACTATTCCAGAGCAAAATGAAAAAATTTATTACGCTTTGGAGCATCTTGACGATGTAATGCCTCGCCTTGCATATCAAGAAGATATAATTACAGCAAAGGAATAATATGGGGATTCCCATTGTTTACTTCCGCAGTAGCTCATTCAATTGCCATAGAATGTGCCCGATGAAATACTATGCAGAGTATACGTTGGGATGGCGGGGAAAGTCTGGAAAGAAAGCCGACAAAGGAACCATGTGCCACAAGGTGCTGGAGATTTCTGCTTTGGCTAAGAAAGCATTGCAAGGGGGCCTTGATGTCATAGAAGATAAAGATATTGGATCTGTAGAAACAGGCAATTACGATCCAGAATATTTAGATGAAATCATTGACCGCGTATACAAATATTATACAGAAGGGACACCTCACCATAAGTGGTTCCCGCGAGACAAAAAAGACATCCATAAGTGGGTGTGGAAAGTTTTTGATGATGATGACGGCATGTTTGATCCCAAAAACAGAAACGTAGTGGCTGCGGAGCCACACTTTGATTTTGAAATAGAGGAAGAATGGGCAGCCTACGACTATAAGCTTGCAGATGGAACAGAACTGAAAGGAAACCTCTCCCTCAAGGGGACCATTGATCTTATAACCGACATAGGAGACGGTGTCTATGAGATTATTGACTGGAAGAGCGGACGTAGGCTGGACTGGGCCACAGGAGAAGAAAAGACACAAGCAAAACTGCAAAAAGATGCACAGCTTAGAATGTATCATTTGGCTGCGAAACACATGTTTCCTGATGTAAAAACCTTCTTAGTAACCATCCACTTCATAAATGATGGAGGGCCCTTCACGGTACACTTCCAAGACAGCGACATCCCCAAAACAATAGAAATGCTACGCAAGAAATACGAATTAATTAAAGCTACGGAAATTCCTCAGCTTAATAAAAGCTGGAAATGCAGAAAGTTTTGTCCTGCCGGAATGAGCACGTTTGAGGACACTTATGTAAAGCCCCTTATTGAAAGAAGGTTTGGTGCGGTCACTAAGTATGGAGAATATATGACCAAATGCGAGCAAACTAAATACCTCATTGAAAAGCACGGAATTGAATGGGCAACAGAAAATTTAATGGAGCCTGATCACATTATAGGGGAATACAAGGCCCCCGGAGAACTGCCATGATAGAAATTGAAATAACTAAAGAAATGAAAAATCGGGCGTGGAGGAAGGCACGCGAGATGGGCGTCATACACAATTCTATTATGAAGGGTGGGGGCAATATAGCAGGCTTTATAGGAGAAGAGATTGCAAACTCCCTGATAGACGGGACAGTAAATAACACCTATGACTATGACATAACTTCCAAAAGCGGAATTAAGTATGATGTGAAAACTAAAAGGTGTACATCTGCCCCGAAGCCCAACTATGAGTGCTCTGTTGCCAACTTTAATACCAAACAAAAGTGCGACAGGTACGCATTTGTTAGGGTAGAATTTAAAAACGGAAGGTGGGGAAGGGCTTGGCTCTTAGGATGGCTAACGCATGAAGAATATTTTCAGAAATCAAAAAAACTTACCAAAGGACAGATCGATCCCTCTAATGGCTTTATTGTGCGCGCTGACTGCCACAATGTTGCTATTTCGGAGTTGCGAAAATTTAGGAGAAGGTAATGGGCTTCTATGTTCCTCTTCACGTACACAGTGAATACTCTTTATTAGACGGCCTTTCTCAGACAAAGCATATAGCGGGTCGTCTTGAAGAAATTGAAAGCCCTGCCTGTGCATTAACTGATCATGGAACAGTGTCTGGGGCTGTTGATTTTCAAAAAACGGTTGGCGCTTCCTTTAAGTCTATAATAGGGTGCGAGCTTTATCTGTGCGACGATTCTGCTTCTATCAAAGACCCCTCAAATAGGAAGCTCAGGCATCAGGTCGTTTTAGCAAAAAATTTAAAGGGATGGAAGAATCTACTATCTCTGGTTTCTCAAGCCAACCATCCAAACAATTTTTACCATAAGCCCCGGCTTGATGTAGAGCAGATTTCGTCTCACGAAACGTCTGATCTTATATCTTTTAGTGGGCATTTGGGATCACGCCTTGCCTCTGCGGTTGTGGATAATCCAGACTGGCAAAAAGACGCTACCAAAGAGGCCGAATACATGCAGGAAATATTTGGCAACGGAAATTTCTTTATTGAAATACAGTTAATTGATTCTCTGCAAAATACATTGGCAAAAGAAGTGGCAGAAAAACTACGAGAGATTTCTAAAATTACAGGAATTCCCTGTGTTGCTACCCCCGACGCACATTATTGTAGGAAAGAAGATGCTCACGATCAAAGGGTGCTTCTTTGCACAGCACTTCGGAAAAGCGTGTCACAGGTTCAAGGAGAAATAAAAGAAGGAAAATGTGTTTCGCTAAAGTCGTTTTTCGAATCAAACAATTATCACATTCCAACCTATGAAGAGATGAAGGAGTTTCATACGGAAGAAGAGCTTCACAATACTGTATTGATATCGGAAGCATGCAATTCTTATGACATACTGGGCCCTCCCAATCCCCCCGTCTTTGGCTGTCCAAAAGACATCCCTCCCAACGACCACCTGAGACATATATGTCGGGAAGGCTGGACACGCAAAATGGGCCACATAGGAAAGGGGCACGAGAGATTTTCTGAATATGGGGAAAGGGTCGATAAAGAAATTTCCACCATTACAGAAGCAGGACTTTCTAGCTACTTTCTTATCGTACAAGATATCTTGCGGTATTCAAAAGAATCAGGCTATCTAACTGGTCCGGGGCGTGGGAGTGCCGCTGGCTGTATGGTTTCATATCTAATGGATATAACGCAAATTGATCCTATTCCACACAGTTTAATCTTTGAAAGGTTTTACAATGCGGGTCGTAATGCAGGAGGGCACGTTTCAATGCCTGATATAGACATTGATGTCCCAAAGCACGCTCGGGCGAACATTATGGAATACATCAGGGATCGCTACGGGAACGATAACGTTGCCCAGATTGTCACTTTCCAGACGCTAAAAGGCAGGGCCTCTCTCAAAAGAGTGATGTCAGCCAGAGGCAATATCGGTTTCGATGAACAAAATGCCATCACATCTCACATTTTAGATGAATCAAAAATTACTGACGAACTACAGGACATGAAAGACGAGCTTGGGACTTCTTCTATTGTATGGTGGGCGTTGGAAAACAAGGCCGACAAGCTAAAGGAATGGTGTGAAATAGGAACTGACGGAAAGCTGGAGGGGCCCTTTGCTCGTGTGTTTGAGCAAGCAATGAGACTAGAGGGCACAAAAATAATTCAGTCTAAGCATGCCGCTGGCATAGTTATCTCACCGCAGCCCATTCGCAACGTTTGCCCAATGGTGCTTGACCGAGAAGAAAAGGATCTTTTAGCTGGCTTTGAAGGCCCAAGCTGTGAGGACGTAGGGCTTTTAAAGCTCGATGTGCTTGGTATTAAAATGCTTGACAAGATTATGGAAGTCCCTTCTATACTAGCGGGGGTATAATACCATGAATAAGAAGTGGGGCGATAAGCAAACGCTAAAGTCTATTAGAAATCCGTCAGATAAAAGATATGAAATTAGCATTACCTGTCCAGAGCTTACCTTTCTGGGAGAAGAAGAGCAACCTGACTTCGGGTGTGTAGATCTATTTATGGTTCCTTCTGATACGGTAATTGAACTCAAGTCGTTTAAGAAATATGTTTACAGCTTTCGAAACTCCTTTTTATCGTATGAAAGATTCATAAATATAATATACGACCATGTTATGGAAATTTATAAACCATTAGAGCTTTCCATAGAAGTAGAATTTAGACCTCGCGGAGGCATCTCTTCTAGACTTAGGGTTAGTTCGCTACACAGACAGACAAGGGAATCGTTATGAATAACAGATGGATAATGGTATTTGACTGGGAAACAGATAGTCCCAATCCAAACGAATGTAATCCCGTTGAACTCGCGGCTGTTCCTGTAGACCCTCGCACTCTTGAAATCAAAACAGAGCAGGCGTTTCAGGCAACCATTAAGCCTGACGGCATAGATGATGAAGAATATTTTACAAAGGAACGACAAGATACAATAGCATGGCACGCCAAGCAGCGTGGGGTTGATACAAAAGAAATAGTGGCAGCATGGAAAGAAGGCCAAAGCGAAAAGATTGTTTGGAAGAACTTTTGTAGCTATTGTTCTAAATATGAAGTTGACAAGAAAGCCGGACAGTGGTTTGTTGAACCAATACCGTCTGGCTACAATATCGTTAATTTTGACTTACCGATTGCAAGGAGGCTTGCAAAAAAGTATGACACAAAACTTCCTTTCTCTGAAGTAAGTAAAATTGACATGATGGATATTCTTTTTATGTGGTTTGAAAATTTATCGGAGCCAAGCAGCATGAAGCTTGATGCTTTCAGAAAGTTTTTTGGAATGCGATCAGCACAAGCCCATGAAGCCCTTTCTGATACAATCGACGAAGCAGAGCTTATGGTAAAATTTATGAAATTCCATCGTCGTCAGTCTAGCGTGGATAAGTTCAAAGGGGCATTCTCTAAATGACCAGAGATTTTAAGTGCGGATGCTCATTTGATATGTCTCCTGATGGGCACACCATATATAATCCAGACATTACTAAACTTCCCCTTGATTGTTACGCAACATGGGATCTTATATGTGAAGGAAATACCAAGGGGGTCTTTCAACTAGAATCACAGCTCGGACGATCTTTAGCTAGCCAAGCGAAACCTAAAAATATTGAAGAACTTTCTGATCTTGTCGCAATCATGAGGCCCGGCTGCCTTGAAGCAATGGTAAGAGGGAAAAGTCTTACGCAGCATTATATTGACAGGAAATCAGGGGAGGAGAATGTTGAATATTTTCACGATTCACTAGAACCCATTCTCAAAAGCACCTACGGGATCTTGGTTTATCAAGAACAGGCCATTTTGATTGCCACAGAAATAGCGGGATTTGATCTACAGGAAGCTGACATTCTACGCAAGGCTATTGGAAAGAAGAAGGCCGGGGTAATGGCCCAAGTAAAAAAATCTTTCCTAGAGAAATCAGCTAGTAAAGGAATCGTTACTAGAGAGCAAGCCGAAGAGATATTTAGTTGGATCGAAAAATCTCAAAGATATTCCTTCAACAAGTCGCATGCTATTAGCTATGCCTACAACGCATATCTAACCGCCTACACGAAAGCACACTTCCCTCACGAATTTTTCACTTCGTACCTTAAGCATGCCATCGGAAAGCCCGACACATATTGGGAAGTTCATGAGCTTGTTAATAACGCAAAGATTATGGGAATAGAAATTATGCCGCCCAACATATTACATATGAATGAAGAGTTCCAGCTAATAGGGAAGCACCCAACCTATGGGATTACTAACATTAAACATGTCGGCTCTTCTGTTTTTAAAAAAATGTTAAGGGACATAAATGAAAACAATATTGATTTACATAAGTGCGATTGGGACTGCTTTCTGTTGAGGGTGTCTCCTTTCGTTAACAAAAAAGCCTTTGAGTCACTAATATTATCCGGTTCTTTTGATTGCTTTAAAATTTCACGATCTAGGATGCAACACCATTTTAGCACTATTAAAGAGTTTACCAAAAGAGAGACAGAATGGCTGAGAGATTACAAGGTAGCCCATCCAGCAGTGAGTGTCAAGGATGCCATTAAGCAGATGGTCGAGGCATCAAAAGCTACTTCTAGAGATCGCCCCATATTCAGGCAATCCCGTATACCAAACGTGGAGGGCCTTTTGGCAGCCTATAATAATCCGGGATACGAACTGTACGATTCCCCCTCATGGGTTGCAAAAAAGGAAGAGGAGCTTCTCGGCATTTCGCTTACATGCAACAAGGTGGACGAATACGATACCAGCAAAGCAACCTGCACCTGTAAGGAATTTATAGATGGCTTTAATTCTCAGAATGGCATTGCTATGGGAGTCCAGATAGACTCTGTTCGAGAGTGGACTATAAAAAAGGGTAGGTCTGCGGGAATGCAAATGGGATTTATTACTGTAAGTGACATCTCCTGCTCTTTGGACAATGTAACTGCGTTCTCGGAAGAGTGGGATAAATTTAAAAAAATGCTTTACGAAGGAAACACTGTGCTTCTTAGGGGCATCAGAGATAAAAAACGAGGAAGTTTTTTGATAAAAAAAGTTGAACAGCTAACAAGTTAGCTTGGAAAGGACGCTATAATAAAGGTGAGAATGAATGAATTAATAGAGGAAAACATGGGCCTTGTGGTTGCTGTAGTCAACTCCTTTAAGCCACAGAATCCAACAGAAAGAGAAGACTACGTTCAGGCAGGACGCATAGGTCTATGGAAAGCCCTTAAAAAATACGACAGCACAAAGGGAGCTGTATTGTCAACATACGCATGGAATCCAATACGGTGGGAAATTATAAAAGAAATCAAGTCCCTAAAAAAGAATCGGTATAAGCCTCTCCCTCACGCACAAGTGCCCTCTTATCTTAACTCAGAGGAGTTCTGGGAAATAATACCCCCCTCTTTTTCAGAAGAAGAGGTGCTTCTCCTAGACCTTCGTCGGATGGGTTATAAGCTTGCGGAAATGGCGGAAATATCTGGAAGAAAAAGCTCTTATGTTAAGCGCGTATTTTATAAAGCCATTAAAAAACTAAAGGAATATTATGCCTAAGAAAAGAGTTCTGTTCGTAACAGAATGCCACAACCTCGCTTCGGGCTTCGGAACATACGCCAAACAGGTACTACCGCGACTAGCAAAAACCAACAAATATGAGTTGGCAGAGTTTGCGAGCTATGGAAATCCAGACAAACTGGATGACGTAAGCTGGTTATATTTCTCTAATTCCCCTACCAATGAAGAAGAGCAAGCGCAATTTTCTCAAAATCCAGCCAACCATTTTGGGTTCTGGAGATTTGATAAGGTGGTATTAAGCTTTAAGCCCGATGTTGTTTTAACCTACCGAGACCCTTGGATGGATGATTGGATTTCCAACTCCCCCTTAAGGCCTTATTTTCATTGGATATGGATGCCAACAGTAGATTCTGCTCCGCAACAAAGAAAATGGCTTCAAACATTTTCTGAGTGCGATGCTCTTTTGGCATACTCAGAATTTGGAGAGGAAACTCTTCGAGAACAATCAAATGACACCTTAAATATTCTGGGTTGTGCGTCTCCCGCCATAGACCCTAATGTATACAAGCCTGTTGCCAGCAAAGCACAGCATAAATCGTCTTTTGGTCTGGACCCAGATATAAATATAGTTGGAACCGTGATGCGAAACCAAAAGCGTAAGCTATTTATAGAACTCATGAAGTCCTTTAGGATCTTCCTAGACGAATCACCACCTGCTATTGCAAAAAAAACATTCCTTTATTTGCATACAAGCTACCCGGAACCACAGGGATGGAACATTGCAGAAGGCATTTTGGAACATGGCCTTACTTCAAAAGTGCTTACTACTTATATTTGTCGCCATTGCAATAAATTTTTTGTTTCAATTTTCCAAGACGCAATAACGGCATGTAAATATTGTAAAAATAGAAGTGCCGTTATGCCAAGCGTAGGCAGCGGACTATCTATTCCAGATCTTATACAGGTATACAATCTCTTTGACCTATATGTTCAGTATGCTATCTGCGAAGGCTTTGGAATGCCCCAAGTTGAAGCTGCAAGTTGCGGGGTTCCTGTCGCAGCCGTTGATTATAGTGCTATGTCAGATGTAATTAAATTTACAAAAGGATATCCCATTGAAGTCAAGTGTTTTTACCGGGAGCTTGAAACCGGAGCAGACAGGGCCCATCCAGACAATGACCACTTGGCACGCATAATCTCAAAACACTTTTCCCTTCCCCAGAAAGAGAGGAATAGAAAATGCTTTGAGTCTCGCAAGGGAGCTATGACAAGATATGGCTGGGATCAAACAGCACAGGTTTGGGATAGGTGCATAGAATCCCACAAGCCAGTTAATTTGCAAGGAAAGTGGGACTCTCCTCCTGCCCAACTAAACCTCCCTTCTGCGCGGCCAGAGTTTGACAATCATGAAGATTTTGTTAGGTGGTCATATGCAGAAATGCTTCAAGAGCCCGAGAGGGCATACTCATATGAGGCTAATGAATTTATACAATCTCTTAATTTTGGGGCTAATGTCAATGGAAACGGAAACTTTTCTCCAGAAATGTTCTGGGAAATTATGGTGTCAAAATTTAAGCACAAGGCCACAGTGGAGGCGATAAGGTGCGGACAGCAACAATTGCCCCCTGAGAAGTTTATAGAAGACGCTTATGGGAGGCTTAAGTAATGAACATAGAAGATAAAGTCTCCTTGGGAGATAAGAAGAAGCTCAGGGTATTATTTATAGGGCCCTATAGACAACCAGATGGATGGGGGTCTTTTAGTAGGTCTATAATGTCTTCATTGCTATCAATAGAAGAAATAAGCCTCACGGCACGACCAATCTTTCTGGCAAGGTCTCCGGAGGTAGAGCTGCGAGTCGACCCAAGCATCTTTAAATGCGAATCTAACAAACAAGACAATTACGATGTTCTAATTCAGCATTCTCTCCCAAATTTTATGGTAGGAAGCGAAAATTTTAGTTTAAACATTGGGGTCACAAGCTTTGAGACCAAAGGGAATGTGCAGTGGGATAACCACTTACGCTTACTTGATAAAATATTAGTTCCAACAGAGGCAGAAAAAAAATGCGCATCTCTGAGCTTACAAAGTAGAATTCGTACCATAGGAGGGGTGGTTGCAAATGACACCCTTCCCACGCAAGAATTGCCCGACAGGTTTTCTTTTTATGTATTTGGGGGCCACATAGAAACTAAATCGGGCATATTGTCCCTTTTGCAATCCTATTTATCAGAATTTCACATAAATGAAAATGTGTCCCTGATTATCCATACAGCCAACGTACAGGCAGCCCAAGAATTAATTAGCGCAACGGTAGAAAGCTTGGGAATCTATAGCAAACAATATTATCCACACATACACATTGTGGCAGAAAACCCAGACGATTCCCTCCATAGGGGCTGTCAGTGCCTAGTGGACATGGGGGTCACGAGAGGATTCAAGGAAGAAATAGCAAAAGGTTTGCTGTATGGAAAAACTCCAATCATACTAGAGAACTCCGGAATGGATGAATACATAGACGATTCGAACGGCTGGATTGTCAAGTCTAGCGAAAGTCTTTTGGTTTGCCCCGATAGACCTCTCCCTAACGCTTTTACAGCTAGAGAATCGTGCTTAGTCCCAGACAAACTTTCTTTAAGAGAATGTATGAGAATCGCCTTTGACAACCATTCATTATACACAAAAAAATCAGCCAGCGGGAAAACATCTTCTGCGTCGCTTTCTATAGAAAGGCAGTCTGGCGTGATTAAGGAGATATTATGTCTCTAATAAATAATGTTATACGATCTGCTACTAGGAAAAAGGGAGACACGCTAAGATGTCTGACCTTTTGTCGAGAAAACGAGAGATATTTGAGACTGCTATCGAGGTGCAATTGTGAGCTTTATGTAATCCCCAAGCCCGGTCACTCGGACTGGAAGCCTAGAGTGGCAGAAGTTCCAGAAGATATTTTTATTTTCAAGGACGAAAATTCCCTCTTCACTGCCCGACCGTTCTTTGATTGTATTATTGTCAATGACCGGGTACAAGAGTTCGATATGTCGTTTTCTCTATCGCAGTCCCTCCATATTCCCATCATAACGGTTGATCACGTTGGCAGCGCAGCCATACAAAAGCTTCCGGCAGCTTCCAAGATTACCGTAAGTGAACCGCTCGAACAAAGAGTTGGTAATATCAACGTGTGCTTAAGTGAAAGCATAAAAAAATCGTGGAACACAAACTCGCAAGGCATTTCAATTGTAATACCTCCTTGCCTTGATACTCCAAGCTTTGACAAAAAACAGCCCAAAGAGGGCATTGTAATTGATAACAACATTCCCTCAGAGATAATGAATATCATAGCGGCACATTTATCTGAATTTAATTTCACCCCACGTTTCCCAGAAGCGTCCTTCGAGAATACAAAGAAGGCTAAAGTATATGTCAACACATGGAATAACATAGATATTAAAACGCTAGAAGCAATGGCCCTAGGATGCATTACGGTTTCTCCACGTACCCCCGAAGTCGAGACAATTATAGAAGACAAGAAGAACGGACTTTTATTTTCAGACGTTAGCGAGCTACCTGAAATATTAAGTAAGTGCGAGGCAGGAGTTTACGATAAGATACTGGACGAAGCAAGTGAGACGCTAAAAGAAAATTCCATCGATGAAAAGTCTTTTGTCAAAAGGTGGAATCAAATTTTAGGATACATATCAGAAACATTTTTCTTAAGGAATTAAAATGCGAGCACTTATCTACGTTGAAGGCAAATCTTCTTCTCCGTTTTCAGACGGAGCGCATGGTATAGAATGTATAAAAAGCAGTGACCTAGAATCGTTAGCGTCTGCTGTTTATGAAGAAATAGAACTTGTAGACGTTTTAGAGTTTGACGAGAACCCCAACATTCTCTCGGTTGCTCTACAAAAACTTAGGCACGGAGGCCTTATTAGAATAGCAGGAACGGACGCCATACAAGTCATAAGGGAGACAGATGGAGGAAGGGTGGATCTCTCTGGGGCTTCTGAGCACTTATTGGGGGGCAGACTGAGGCTTACGTCGGCCCATGATTTAAAACATAAATTAGCTTCTATGGAGATGAGTGTAACTACGATTGCTATTGGAGGCTTTAGGTATTTGGTGGAGGCCCGAAGACAATGAAAGATAAAGAGACTCGAACGATACATCCTCTTCACACATCCTGTGGAGATTGCATTTTTTCCGAAAAAGACAAGAGAACGCAAACCCAAATCGGATGCAGTTTCAATAAAATTGAATCTTATAAAAGCAAAGGTGACAGTGACGTAATTGAGGCATATGATAAATTCGGTAATGAATTTTTCGTTATCAACAACCATGTCTGTTTGCATAAAAGGACTAAAGAGTGGGCCAAGGACTATACAAAAAATCAATGGAAACCTATGGTTGAAGAACAACTAAAGATAAAGTATCATGCCATGGTCATGTTCAGAGAAAACGATACCATCGAAGGCCTTTTAGGGACAATAGGAAGTCTAAATAGTCAAAGAACACCACCATGTCTTTTGACGATAATAAATCGATCCAAACTTGTCCCCACAGAACTTATAAAAGAAATTGAAGGTGAGCCAGACCCGAAATCTCTTTGGAGGCTTCAGACCTTTTTTGATAATGACTTAACGGACAGGGGAGCGATTGATATTGTCATTGATTCTTCTAAGTATATCGCCTACCCAATGTTTTATATTGTATTTGAGTCTCCGTTGCGGGTGCCATCTGTATTTAGCGACGAAGTGCAAAGCTATTTCGTTGACGAAATGAAACATGCCATATTTGCCTATCCCCGCAAAGATGGTAATGGATTGTTGGTCAATTCCATGTTTCATAAAAAGCATGCTGGAAATTGTTTTGGTATCCATATAGAAGATAAGCTAAAAGAATTTGAGCCGGGGGCAGAACAATATTTTAAGAACATAGAAGAGATATGTCCGAGCTTAAAAATGTAGGAATTGTAATTAATTCTCTTAAAATTCCACAGCAAGACTATGAGCATTTAATTACTTTTTTTAATCTATATAATGATTCTAATAAGGTAACGGAAGTATTAAATGATGATAGGTTTGATTTGTTCGGCGTTTTACCAAAGGGATTTGACTTTAAAGATGAAAAAACGATAGAGAGAATTGTAAACGCATTTAATGAAAGTCCTGAAGCTATAGCCCTTATAATGTTTCCTTCTTCTCTTAAACAAGAATGTCCCTATTTTATTAACAAAAGAATATTAAATATAATAAAGCCCATACAGAATTTATCAGACATGTTGTCGCTTATAAAAGAACACGGTTTAGAGGCTAGGCAAGCCTCGGAAGAAATATTTATTTATGACGGTTCGTAACATTAAAGCAACAAACTTCTTCGGCAAAGAAGAGGAGATAGGAATTATTATTCCGGCAGCAGGCCTTGGAAAGCGTATGAAGTCTCGCGGACCAAAGCCACTTATAAAAATCACAGGAAATATAACCATATTACAAAATCAAATTAAAAACATACAAGACTCTTTTGTTAACCATAAGGTTGTTCTGGTATGCGGCTTCGAGGCCGATAAACTAATGAACGCTGCCCCTTCAAGCCTTGTCAAAGTGGAAAACGAATTTTATGAGGATACCAATGTAGCTAGAAGTATTGGTATTGCACTGAGGGTCATCAGCGCCGTCGAAAGAGTACTAATAATCTATGGAGACCTTGTTTTCGACCAGCGAGCGTTAGAAGTCTTAGACTACAATACCTCCGCCATTTTTGCCCTAGGGAAATTCATCGGAGAGGAGGAAGTGGGGTGTGTCATTAACGATAAAGGAAATCTTGAGCATATGATGTATGATCTACCCCATAAATGGGCGCAAATATCTTACTTCCAAGGAAAAGAACTTTCTTATCTAAAGGAAGTTGTCTGGAATAGAAACAATAATAAGCTATTTGGTTTTGAAATTATCAATCAGGTAATTGAAAAAGGAGGACAGTTTAGGTGCGATTATATCGAAGATATTAAAATTGTTGACGTTGATACGTCTAAGGACATACAGAAGGCTAGGGAGATAATATGAAAGTATTAATTGATGTTGCCTGCAATAGAGACGGAGAAGGAATAGCCTCTTCTCTTTTTTGGATTTCAGACATGGAAGTGGTTATGTGGCTTTCCGATACAAAGCCAACGATGGATATGTTTGATGAAACAAAGCCAGATATTGTAATAGCAGAATCTGCAAAGCTTGCAACACCAGAAATGGAAATAGCAACCTCTAGATACCCCCATACAAAAGTGATTTCCCTTGGAGACTCAGAAGTTGAATTTAAAACAAAGCCGCACCTAAGTATTTCTATGCGGGGAGTCCCCGACGTGCCGTCCATACAGTTTGAAGGAGGGGCCATGATTGGAAGTGTTGGGCTTCCCGTGAGACAGGACCATCTACAAACAGACCTTCTTTGTATAACAGACTATATTAGCGATCAAGATAGAGCCAATTCAATTTTAGGTTTTCTTTGTGACAACTATAACATAAAAATCTTCGGAAAGCAAAAAGTAAATTTCCCTCATTACCTCGGACAAATAGACGGAACCACACAGTCTCAAGCGCTAGCATCAACCATAGTATATATTGATTTAGATGGAGATTCTTGGTATGATGCGGCATGGCTAGGCAAACAGTGTGTTAGCATATCAAAATCCTGTTTCAGAAATTTTAATAACATTAAAGAACTTCAGGTAGCTGTAGACGAAGCTTTAGAATCGGGAGAAAACCATTCTGATGAAATAAAGTTGTTGATGAAAAACAGAACATATTTTGAGCTAACAAATGAAATATTGTCATTCTTTGGTCTGGTGGAACAGAGGAATCAACTTACAGAAAAGAAAAGAGAGATTTAATGCTAGGTATATTACTTTCCAATCCTTCAAAAGAACAAATAGAAAAAATATCTGCCTTGGGCGATGCCAATATCGACTATTGCGTTTTTAGTTCTCGGGTACTCCCGGAAGATACTAAACAAATCCCCCAACTGCAACCGTTGCGAGCCTACAGTTTTGGAGGAACCCTAATAGCCACTGACATTAGAACTGCGGAATTTTCCCGTGTTCTGGCGGCACCCAAAAGAAAGTTTTTTTACATAACTTCTATGGAATGGACACAGGCATCTGACTTAATGTATGATAGCCTTAAAAGGATATACTTAAACGACGACATGGATTTGCTTGTTTCCAATTCTAAAGACTACGAAATCATTTCTAATTTATTCAAAAAGCCGACCAGAATTATTGAAGACTGGGATTTTAGGGAGCTTTTAAATGAACATTAAAAATAAATTCTCAGACTATTGGAGCCTTCAAGAAAATGAAAAACGATCTCTTTTGAAAGAGGCTTATTGTAATAAAAAGCTAAGTTGGATTCAAATAGCTGAAATGCTAAATACATATCCCAATAAGGTTAGGAGGGAAGCAAAAAAGCTTGGTATCCTATCCAGAAGTAAAAGCGGGGCGCAAAAAGAGGCCCTCAAAAAAGGAAGGTCCCTTCATCCCACAAAGGGAAAGAAGCTTAATGAGAACACTAAACTAAAAATTAGCGAAAGTCAGGGATTAATATGGGACAGTCTTAGTGAAGAAGAGAGAGCCAAAAGATCTGAGGCAGGGAAGGAATCTTGGAATAAAAAGACAGAAAAAGAAAAGCAAGAAGTAATTAGAAAAGGAAGTGACGCCATCAGGGAAGCCGCTAGAACCGGATCAAAGCTGGAAAGATTTCTGCTTGAAGAACTAACAGCAAGAAACTATAGGGTACAATTCCATAAGGAACATTGGCTAAAAAATCAGAGGTTAGAAACAGATCTTTTCGTAGAGGACTTACGAACCGCCATAGAGGTTGATGGCCCATCTCACTTTTCTCCGGTGTGGGGAGAAAAAAATCTAACGAAGAACCAACAAACCGATTTAGAGAAGACGGGTCTTATCTTGGGACAGGGTCTCGTTTTGATTAGAATACGACAAACAAAAAGGATTTCCCAGAGGTATTTAAGAAAAATTTTAGAGGATTTACTTAATATTTTGGATCAGATTGGTAAGGAATTTCCAAAGGAAAATAAAAGGTACATAGAACTATGAATACTAAAGCAGACAAAGCCCTTAATGAGTTTGAAGATATGGTTTCTGTTATTAACGAGGATGAGGGATTTAAAGAAGACGATAGCAACGAAGAGCGTAAAGTATACACTGACGCCGATCCAGAATGGAGCGAATACGTTCTAGACAACCTTCACGACACAGAGCTTAGGGAAGGTAATCCTACTGTAGATGGCCTTAGGCGTGTAACCGAAAAAATTTACGGTGAGATTCTTGAGTCACGCAGCGACGTTTTGGAGCTACCCTCTGCCGCTGGACGCAGATGTACAATGAAGCATACTATAAAGATACGGAAGTATGAAACTGACGCTATAGTCACTGTAGACGGATGTGTCGATGTTAGATATGACAAGGTGCCGTTTCCGTTTAATGATCACTTGGTGGCAACTGCCGATACCCGAGCCGAAGGCAAGGCGTTACGCAGGGCGTTAAAGCTGAGAGTTATAACTGCCGAAGAGATGAACAATTCGGCAGAAGATGACGTTATGGCGTCCGAGGAAGACATTACGGATCAGCAGATACTTGCCATTAATCAAATGTGCAAAAGGCTGAATGTTGACTTGGTTAGTTTTGTGAAAGAGGTTTGTTCTGGGGTGAACTCTATAAAATCCGTAAGCAATCTACAGGGAAGAATGCTTCTTTCGTCACTATCTGAATATCAGCGCAAGCCAGAATCCATTAAAGACGAACTGATCGGCTATGATTCCAACTGGCGCAAATCCTTTGACTCTGGAGGCGAAAATGAAAGCTAGAATTAAAGCATCAAACGATTTATGGTTTGAGGTAGACGCAGAAACAGAAGAAGATCTTTTTAAGCAAACCGCAAGGATACAGGAAGTATTTCAGCATGAATCTTGTGGACAATGTGGTTCGCCAAACGTAAAGTTTGTTTGTAGATTTGATAGCTCAGAGAATGACTGGATTGAGGTAGTGTGTCAAGAGTGTCGAGCCAAGGTTGTTTTTGGGAGAACAAAAAAGGGTGGTCAAATCTATCCAAAAATCAGATGGGATCAGCTTTCTGAGAAGCAGAAAGAACAGAGAATAAACGAAAAAACCCACGCTGACAAAAATAGAGGATACTTGCCATCGGGCGGATGGTTTATTTACAAGCCTAGCGCTGTTTCAAAAGACTCTTAATTATGGAGAAAACTATGGGAGACTCATCCAAAACATTAATAGTGGATTGCGACGGAGTTATAGCAGACAAAACCGGGGTGAACGGAGAATACTCCAAGGCAACGCCCTTGCAATACGGCATAGATCAGGTTAATAAGCTTTATGAGATGGGCTATGATATAGTTTTGTATACCGCTCGCTATGGTGACCGTGCCAATGGGAACATTCACTTGCAATACGAACGAGGATATAAGGAGTGGCTGGAGTGGCTTGAAAAGTATGGAGTAAAGTACACTCACGCATACATGGGAAAGCCAGCGGGAATTCTCTATATTGATGACAAGGCTGCCAGAGTGAGAGGAAACAACGAAGAGGGCTGGGAAGGCGTGTGGAAGGAAGTGGCAGACTTAAAGGGAAGAGACAAGTATGGCAATCACTACACAGAGGAAGAACAGAGCTATTGGGATAGCTTTGTTGGATAGATTACTTCTTTTTCTTCCTCTTATATGGAAAGATTCTGTTTAAAAAGCCCTTTCTTTCGTCGCAGCCACAATCCTCTTTACCAAAAAGTTGTTTAAATCTTTCCTCGGTAAGGCCTATCTTGCTGAGGATTTTTTTTATTGTATCACCAAATCCTTTGCTGCCCATGTCTACTTCCCCTTTTTCTTTTTGCCATAGGGGAATATTCTATTAAGCCATTTCTTTCTTTCGTCGCACCTACACCCTCCTATTCCGGCGACATTCTCCATCAGTTTTTTTGTTATCCCGAACCTAGATAAAACCTTTTCTATCGTATCCCCAAGCCCCTCAGATGAGGATTCCCTAACTTCCTTTAGAGAAATTCCTTCATCTTTTAATTCCTCAATAGCTCTATCAAATGCCACGGCCTGAGAGTTTCGTTCTTCTATTTCTTTTAGTCTTTCTTGGCGAATAGGGTCCGCTTCTCTGTCTTTAACCATTCCCAAATAGCTGTTGCGAAAGGCCTGATTGTTTTGACACATAGAATGAAGGGTTGGGCCAAAAGTTTTTTTGAAAATAGGGCAATAGCCAGCAGATTCACATTGACATTCTGGCAACCCATTTTCTAAAAAATGTTCTCGGTTGGGGTGTTCTTCTCTATTCATAGCTACGGGCTCTTCTTCATGGCATTTTTTTTTACTATACTTTATATCAAATATTTTTCCTTCGGGCAAACACAGAGTGGGCTTTCCTGTTTTTCCATTAACGCACTCGGCTATTCCGCAGTGGCTTTCTACAAGTAATTTAGCGTCGGAAGAAGAAAAAAAGTTAGATTTATATTCACATAACTCAGATAAACTCAATATTTCTCCTGTCGTCCTAGGATGCATGTGTAGCTCTTTATAGAGTACCCTGTTCTTTAAGAGCCACCTTTCGGTAACCTCTCGATATTTTTCAGATCTTCCTGTAAGGATACAATGACATGGAAGCCTGCGCGGAACGTAGCTAGTGGGAACGTCTTTATTAATAAATTCAGTGTATTCATGGTGATTTTTTAAAATGGGAAGGGGGGCGTCGTTACATATAAGCCCGTCAAGATCCAAAATTGTTTCTTGTATATTGACATTGCTCATAAAGTTCCATTCGAGATAGGGAACTTCGGATCTCTCAAAAGCCTTGGAATAAAAATCAACATGCCTCATTTCATCTTCGGGCACATAAATTGCAGAAAAAATAAAACTTTTTTCGGGATGCTTCTTCTTTAATATTCCCTTTATGCGTTTCATTTCAGCGCCATGCCACACAGTATCATCTATGACGAGAAACTTTCCTTCTCTTTCTTTAAAATCAACCATTCTCCCCCCTCCCCACTTGGACATTCCTGAAAGAAGAATAAGGCCACTTTCTGCAACAGAATAAAGAGGAATATGGAGAAGATTAGATATCACGGAAGCTAACATAATGCCCGAACGTGGGATTCCGATCACTCCGCTAATGTTATGGCCAGAAATTTGAGGAATCAAGTCGTCGCAACACAAACGAATTAACTCATCTGTCTTTATAAAGTCGCGCATTAAGAGCAAGCCCCGTCAGTTCCGCCACCTTCAACAATACTAACCTCAAGCAATACGTCATTATCGGAAGCTCCGACCCCATTTTGGCAACAGTCGCAATTCCACCAACCCCTTCTGTCTGAACCATTTGTTCTCAGCTCATAATGAAGAAAAAAGGGAGAGCCGGGACTTGGATTGCCGGTGGGGCATGTCCCGCTTTCGAACGTAAGGTCCAAATATGTTATGGCACAGTCAATAGGAGGCCCCGCCGTCTCACAAGTAGGAATTATCTGTTCTGTTGCACCATAAGCATCCGGCTCAGGGCACGAACAGAAATCGTCCGTATCTGATGATGAATTGTCTACATGGCGCTCCCACTCAAAAGTTAAACGATAGCTACACGTATGGCAGTCGGCTGGAGTGAGAATAGTGGCGTTGATGTGTTCGTCAGGCTCATTGCAACAGCATAAAGAGACCTTTAGTTTTTCCCCCGCCGTTGCTGTGCCGCACCCCGCCACAGTCAATCCATTACAAATAATTCCCGTATAGCCCCATTTTTCATATTCATTATAGTACCCTTGTATTCCGCTTTGTAAGGTGGATATCGGATTATATTCATAGCATTTAATTTGACCATCCCGCGTTGTTGGGTTTTCTCCGCTACAAAGAGCAACCCCCACGCTCTTTGAGAGGGTAAGCTCCATTCCATCAACGGTAGGGCACTGATCACAATGAAGAGTCATGCAAAGATCGTTAAGGGGAGGGCACGTACAGCAGCTTCTTGGGCAACCGCTATTTGCGTCTAGAGGCTTGTTGTCCCAGCACTTATCGCAACATATGCAACATTCATTATTTGTTACCACCCCCATGGGAATATCTTTTGTTGTCATTATTATCCCTACTAACTACAGGAGTCTGTTCCTGTAACACCCGTAAATAATCCACATGAACTAAACCTTAAATGTTTATAAATTATCTCTATTCCTCCTCCGGTACAACAAATATCATCTACATACCTAACGGATGTAACCGTTCCGGGACACGCAAGAGGGTTAAGGTTAAGGGTCATCTCACAAGAACCAATCTTCTCACCTGTCATACTGTCAGTGCATGTATCCTCCGGTGTTCCGCTAAGGCCACATCCAAGAGTAATAGTTTCTAGGCCCCGTATGTAGCCCGTGGTGCTGCATCCAGAACTTATCCTAAGGTTTGTTTCTATATAATGCATCCCTTGATAGTCCACGTCTCCGGTGATTTTATATAAATCAAGTCCGGGACCTGCCACTAGGCCCGTCATGCATAATACTTCGCCTAAGTCACCCCCAAGGTTAAGGTTTCCGCAGTAATCGGACTGTGCGGTCGTACAGCTTATATCGACACCCTGCAAGCACTGAGACCAAACCTCATATTTGCAATCCCCTAAATCCTTGACCCCCATCGTGTCACTAAAGCTGATATGGGTAAAGAACTCTCTATCTATATCTGTCTCGGTGCCTATCGCATTAGATGCAGTGGAGCTAATATAGTGGTCCGCATCGATGACATAATTACAACCCGAACCTTCCTGCGCGACCCTCAATCCGGAGTTAAAGATCAGTTCATTGAAGAACTTATTTGACACCGTGGCAGCCGGTATCGGGTTGCAGCGTCCACTGTCTGTTATATAACGATTCACCCTAATAGTCATATCACAGTCAGATTCAGCACCACAGCTATGGCCGGGAATTCCCTCAAGGCCACGCCCGAGGTCAATGAATTCTAGCGAGGTTACATAAGTGGTGCTAGCCTCCTGCCCACAGCCGGTGTGAACGCTTCCAGAACTTACGCTGAGAGTTGATTCTATATAATGCATACCTTGCTCGGCGGTGGCCCCAGTGATATAATACAAACCAAGCCCCCGACCTCCCACTAGCCCCGTCATGGATGGGGACTGGTAAGGACGGGTAAGCACCATCAGGTTATTGTTGTTGCAGTAGGCCGATGAACCGTAGCAGCTTAAATCCATGGCCTCTACGCCCTGTGACCAGACCTCGTATTTACAATCCCCTGCCGCGTCCTCAACGGCCTTAACACCCATGCGATCAGTAAAGCTGAGATGGGTAAAGAACTTATGGTCTATACCTGCATCGGTTGGGTTAATTCCAGAAGTGCCGCCAAGTGCCGTAGATCCAGTAGCGCTGATGTAATGGTCTGCTCCTACGACAATATCCCCGCCAACAAGGGACGTTGCCTTCAATCCTGTCCCAAAGACAATGCATTCTACGTCGGAACATGCGGTAGCGACAGTAGGCGACCAGTCGCAATACCCAGAGTCCTGCACCTGTACCGGACATGCCCAAACCTCATACTTACAATCCCCTACCGTGTCCTCAACGGCCTTAACGCCAATGCCGGAGGTAAAACTAAGGTGGGTAAAGAACTTATTGTTTATGCTTTCGGTTTCAGCACATGTCGTTCCAGTAGAGCTAATATAATGGTCTGCATCAATCCTATAATTGCACAATCCATTACCGCTCTCAATAACCTTTAGCCCTGATCCAAATATGAGGGCATCAAAAAATCTGCCTTCGCCTTGCGTAGGATCAGACGGTATGTAATCGCAGTATCCGCTATCATATATATAGTGGTCGGCATGGATAGTGTAATCACAATTGCCGTTATCCTTAACCCACAGCCCCGCCCCAAACTGAAGATGACTAAAGAATTGATTAGTTACAGTAGGCACCTCATCGCAATAGGCTAAGTCTGTTATACGGTGATCGGCATCGATGATAAACTCACACTCGCCTTGATCAATTACATTCAAACCGGAATTAAAGACTAGTCGATTAAAAAACTTATTTGATACGGTGGCAGTATGGCCACAGCGACCGCTGTCCGTTATGTAATGGTCGGCATCAATTCTATAAGCACAACTACCACTTTCAATGACCTTTAGGCCTGTTCCTGCTATGAGCTTATTGAAGAATCTGCCTTCGCCTTCTAGAGGGTCTGACGGAACGTGGTTACAATATCCACTATCATGTATATAATGGTCTGCCTCTACTACGGCGTTTCCACCTTCAATGGACATTATCTTCAAGCCCGTCCCAAAAACGGTGCAGTCAACGCCAGTGCATTCCGCCCCAACAATAGGAGTCCAATCGCAATACCCGGAATCCCTTACTTGGTGTGTTGGTGCGCATGACCAAATTTCGTATTTGCAATCCCCTATGTCTTTAACTCCCATACCGGAGGTAAAGCTCAGGTGGGTAAAGAATTCCTTGTTTATATCCGTCTCGGTTACGGTGCATGTGGTTCCGGTAGAACTAATGTAATGGTCCGCCTGTAAGCTGTATTCGCAATTTCCATTGTCAGCCAAGTATAAGCCACTTTGAAAATTTAGTTTGTTGAAGAACTTATAGTTCGGAACGACAGATGGGTGATTGCAGGTTGAGGTGTCCTTAAGGTAATGGTCTGCCTCTACTACGGCGTCTCCATCGACAAGCGATGTTACCTTCATTCCTGTTCCAAAGACGACACAGTCTATGTCAGCGCATGCGGTGGCAACAGAAGGAGTCCAGTTACAATATCCAGAATCCCTTACTTGTGTTGGGCATGACCAAATTTCGTATTTGCAATCCCCCATGTCTTTAACGCCCATACCGGAGGTAAAGCTCAAGTGGTTGAAGAATTCCTTGTTTATGTCTGTCTCATTTGCGTGGCATGCAGCCGTAGTTCCAGTGGAGCTAATATAATGGTCAGCATCGATAACATATTCGCAATCCCCTTGATCGCTGACCTTCAAGCCCGAATTAAAGACAAGCTCCTTGAAAAAACCCTTTGACACCCCATCGCTAGCTCCGCAGGTGCCGCTGCTTGTTATGAGGTGGTCGGCGTCGATGCTATAGACACAACCACTCTGCTCAATCACATTCAAACCGGAGTTAAAGATTAGCTGGTTAAAGAACTTGTTGTCCACCGTAGCGGTGACCCCGCATGTCCCGCTGTCTGTTATTTGATGATCGGCATTTATTCTCCAATCACAATCCCCAGCGTCTCCTTGGTTTACCCAAAGCCCGGTTCCAACACTGATTCTATTGAAAAACTTTTGGCTACTGGCAAGATGTTCCGGCGGCTCCCAGTCGCAATAGGGTTCGTCTATGATATAATGATCGGCATCGATGACATATTCGCAATCGCCCTGATCGGTTACCGTCAAGCCCGAATTGAAGACAAGTTCGTTGAAGAATTTCTTTGACACCCCATCGCTAGCTCCGCAGGTGCCGCTGCTTGTTATGAGATGTTCGGCATCGATGACATATTCGCAATCGCCCTG